CATAGCCCGGCACTTCACAGTGGAGGCAAGACAAGTAGTACCACAAGTAGTGGCAAGTATTGTCATAGTATGTGCGGACGGGTTCTTAAGTGACCCTGTTAAACGTTGTGACCTAGAGCCAAGGAGCAATCCTGCCGGGCCAGTCATCGTCGTTGTGCCCCCATTATGCATGTATCGAGAGGGGTTGCAATACAGATTCTTTCGTTTGTTTTCAACGAGTTATGAACATTATGTTATTTGAATATAGCGAATCACTAATATGCCAAGGTATTGTTATTTAAGCATGTTCGATAGTTGTTCACCCTCTGTTCCCTGTTCGTTTAGTATTGAGAATCATTCTCATTAGAGTAGCTATGTGCGTATAGACTTAGCAAGAACCATGCCAGATGGAGGGGGACGACAAGGGAAAGGGGGCACCCTAGACTAAGGTAGGGGGGGGGGTGGTTGGGACGTGGGATGGTATTTGTCGCAACTCGAGCCACCTCAGTTGTTAGATAAAAAATCAACATTTGGAGTATATCCATAAAATCGATTCTAAGGCACCTTACAGACGATTGTGGGTTTAAAGCTACACACATCTACCCATAACCCCTAAAACGTCTGTATGGGCTTCCTAGGGCATTTTAGAGGGTATTGACAAACAGGGCTCCCTTTGGTCGCCCCTATGACAGAGACAAGTACTGTGGTTATAAAAAAAAATAACAACAGATGCATTTTTTCTCTTGACATTTGTCGCCCTTTCTGTTATAATATCTCTTATATAGTATTATATATAAGTTATTTTAGAAAGACTACTGTTAACTATAATCTTTATAACAACTATTGTTTATTAACTATTACTAATAACAACTACTGTTATATAAACCTTTCTAAAAACCTTTCCATAAAGCTTTATTTTCACTCTTGTCGTCATCCCCCTCTCCCTTTACCCCAAAGCCCCTAATAGGTTCTCCCCGTAAAAAATAATATACCTTTGTCGATTTTACTTGACAGAATTGCTAAAGTGTGGTATAATATAGTATAGATTGGACGAATTGTTTTTTAATATACTATGGGAAAGGGGGTTTTAACTTGGCTAGACTTAAACGATCATCGACAGTACCGACAGCTGGCAAAGGTTCCCGTATGAATCCCCGCCATCTTCTGTTCGTTGATGAATTCTTTGTCGACCTCAATCCAACAGCTGCTGCTAAACGAGCTGGGTACAAGGGACGGAACATCCGTCGTACAGCAACAGAGTTGATGAACCATCCTCTGATCATCGAAGAAATGAAGAAACGGTCTGAGGACAGGAGGGAACGGTTGGAACTTACAGCAGATTACGTCATTCACAAACTTGTTGACATTGTTGAACGAACAGACATGTCAAACCCACAGGCTGCCTTGAGAGGTCTCGAACTTCTCGGCAAGACACTTGGTTTGTACAAGGAAAAGCAGGAACTTTCTGGCCCTAATGGAAACCCAATTGAATACGAACAACGAATTCGGGAAGACACCGCAGCTCTCGAAAGCGCAATTACTCGCCTTGCAGAGCCCGGAGGACCGCCAAACGTGGTTAAACTCGCTATCTCCTGAACAGAAATCTCAGCTTAGATGGCTCTGGTCGTTTTGGGCAAGACCTAATCAACTTGAACCAGAAGGTGACTGGAACACATGGCTTGTACTGGCAGGACGTGGTTTTGGTAAGTCCCGCATGGGTTCTGAATGGATTCGGCAGAAAGCTCATGACTATCCCGGTTGCCGTATCGCCCTTGTTGGTGAAACAGCAGCTGACGTTAGAGACGTTATGATCCTCGGAGACTCAGGTATTATTGCCTGTGACCCAACACTTACTGTCGATAATTGGTCTCCTACTAATCGTCGTCTGTCGTGGCCCAATGGGTCTACAGCATGGGCGTACAACGCTACAGAACCTGACCAGCTTCGTGGCCCTCAGCATCATTTTGCATGGTTAGACGAGCTTGCTAAGTTCCGGTACATGCAGGAAACATGGGACCAATGTCAGTTTGGTCTTCGTCTTGGCACACATCCTAAGGCGATTGTAACAACTACACCTCGCCCAATGCCTCTTATCAAGAAGCTTGTCAAGGACGCAGACACGTACGTAACTCGTGGTTCAACGTCTGACAACTTCGGTAATCTGGCTAAACCATTCCTCAAGCAGATCGAAGAACGATACGGTGGTACACGTCTTGGTCGGCAGGAGCTAGAGGGTGAAATCCTTGATGACATCCCCGGCGCCCTTTGGTCACGAGAGTCAATTGACAACAATCGACTGAAGGAAGCACCTGCTGATCTAGAATCTGTCATTGTTGCTGTCGACCCAGCGGCCTCTTCAGAAGAGGGTTCAGACGAAAATGGTATTGTCGTTATTGGCCTTGCCCGCGACGAAGACGGATACGCCAGAGGATACGTACTAGAGGATGGCTCACTTAAGGGTAATCCAGAGACTTGGGCACGTAAAGCAGTTAACCTTTACCGTAAATGGTCAGCAGACAAGATAATTGCAGAAAAGAATAACGGTGGCGAGATGGTGTCGTCAGTTATTAAAGCAGTTGATCGGTCAGTTCCAATCAAACTTGTTCATGCATCACGTGGCAAGATGGTTCGAGCAGAACCTATCTCAGCCCTGTACGAACAGAATCGAGTTCATCACTGTGGTCGATTTGATAAGTTGGAAGACCAAATGTGTACATTTTCGATTGACAACCTACGCTCTTCTAGCTTTGGCTCTCCTGACCGTGTAGATGCCCTTGTCTGGGGACTTACAGAAATATTTGAAAAGATTGCAGGGCGTAGGCGAACACCTAAGGAACAGTCTGATGGCTCTTCTAATAGGCCTTACAACCCCGGTGATTATTACAACAATTCGTGTTCAACAACTTGGATGATTTAAAAACAATGGCTAATCCCCTTGACGAACCCAAACAAGAGGGTAGTCTCATTGATGTACTGGCCATTGAAGGCACAGTCAAAAAGAACTATAAACCAGAAGGTTTTGAATCAGCTGAAGCTTTTCTGGAAGACATGCGAGAACAGTACGCTCATGATGTAGAGTACGACAGGTTCAATCGTCTGGCAGCTTTGGAGGACAAGAAGTTCTCGGCTGGCGAACAGTGGGACCCAATCGTTCTTGAACAGCGTAAAGGCCTTCCCTGCCTTGTCATTAATAACGTACCTCAGTTTACTGCACAGCTTGTAGGGGACTGGCGAGAGTCTCGTAAGGCTATCAAAGTCATTCCATCAGCCGACGAGGACACTGATAAGGCTTCGGTACGAGGCGACCTTATTCGAGCAATTGAACTTCAGTCTCGTGCTTCTCGTGTATACGATTCGGCTTTTGAATCCCTAGTTCAGTGCGGTGATGGGGCTTTTCGTGTTTCTGTCGAGTACGCCCGCGATGACGTATTTGACCAAGACATTTTTATCCGTCCTATTGAAGACTGTCTTTCTACTGTCTGGGACAGGTACTCTGTCGATCCTACTGGACGAGACGCAAAGCGAGTATTCGTTGATGATCGTCTGCCCAAGAAGGAATTCCTAAGGAAGTGGCCAGACGCTGACCCCACAGAGGTTGTGTCGGATGACCTTCTCCAAAAGATCTCTCTTACTGGTTGGGTTGACAACGACACTTATCGAGTAACGGAGTACTGGCGACTTATCCAGCGTCAACGGCTTGTAGGTATCTTCGAGAACGGTCGAGTATTTGAGCTTGACAAGGACAATATTGACGGTCTGGTACAGCAGTACGGATCTCCTGTGAAGACTCGAATGACTTGGGTGTCTTATGCACAGATGCATCTCGTCACTGGCTTTACAATCCTTGCTGGCCCTTATGAGTACCGTCTTAACCGCTTGCCTATTGTACGTATGTCTGGGAGAGTAGTTAACATCGGTGGCCGTCGAGTACGGTACGGTCTTGTTCGGTTCATGAAAGACCCTGTTCGTCTTAAGAACTTTTGGCGATCTGTTGCTGCTGAACAGCTTGGGTACGCTCCTAAGTCTCAGTGGATCTCTGTACAGGGCGCTGTAGAAGGGCTGGAAGACAAGATCCGAAAGGCCCACCTTTCTCGAGATCCTCTCCTTGTCATTAATGACGGCTTTGTCATTGGCAAGGACATCCAGCGTCTTGAACCTCCTGCTCCACAGGCTGCCCTTCTAAACGAAGCTCAGGTCAACCAGCAGGACATGAAGGACGTTACAGGGATTCATGATGCTTCCCTTGGTATCAAGTCCAACGAAGTCTCTGGTCGTGCTATTCAGGCTCGACAGCGTGAAGGTGACGTAGCTTCTCTTACGTTCTATGACAATGGTGACGCAGCTGTTCTGGAAGCAGGGGACGTTATCAATCAGCTTATTCCTCAGATTTATGACGGTACACGAATCATTCGTATTGTCGGTGAAGATGAGGCAATTAAGTTCAAGCGTATTAACGATCCTTATGACCCTAATGCTATTGATCTGTCAACAGGTAAATACGATGTTGCACTTAGCACTGGTACTTCTTATAGCACTCGTCGTCAGGAAGCTGCTCAGGCTATGATGGACGCTATTCAGGTCTGGCCTAATCTTATGCAGGTTGCCGGTGATCTTGTCGCCAAGGCACAGGATTGGCCCGGAGCTGATAAACTTGCTGACCGTCTTCGTAAGACTATTCCTCCGCAGTTCCTCGATCAGGAAGAGCAGAAGGAATCTGGCACTGGTCCGGGTATGGCCCCTGAACAGATTCAACAGATGCAGCAAGCCCTGCAACAACTTACACTTGAAAATCAACAGATGAAGATGGACAAAACTCTTCAGGAAGCAAAGCTTCAGATTGACAAGTACAACGCTGAAACACAGCGTATTAAGGCCCTTTCCGATAACATGGTCGACAATAACCAGATGGAAATGCAGGCCATTAAACATATTGTTGATGCCACTACGACTCTGGACGAACATGATATGAAGCGTATGGAACACGATGAGAAATCTCGTCAGTTCGACGCTAATCTACAGTCGTCAGAACGTATAGCAACAGCTAAACAAAATTCGACCCAACGAGGCACAAGCACTTCCGCTTCGTCTGGAACTAGTCGCAATCAAGGAAGCGCAAACGGTTAAGGACCGCAAATATCCAATATGAGTACTGATACAACTACTGAAACTGATCTCGATCTCTTCTCGTCTGAACTGTTTGGCCACAGCAAGGAACCTGAACCGATCACCAATTCTGAAGACCCGGCCAAGTCCGACGACAACCCTGATCCAGTAGAAACCCCGAGTACAGAACCCGACGATAAGTCGGACACCAATGTTGATACGCCCGAGCAAGATGACGATGACAACAAAGAACCTGAGGTAAAGACCCAGAAGAAGTCATCGTATCAGGATCGTATCAATGAGCTTACCGCTGCACGCCGAGAGGCTGAACGACGGGAAGCAGATCTTCAGAAGCGACTCGATGAAATCATTAGTCGTCTCCCTGATAACAAAAAGACCACAGACGAACCCGTAGCAAAGCAAGACGCTTCTGCCCCTGATCCCAATGCTGTAAATGCTGATGGATCTGAGAAGTACCCTCTTGGGGAATTTGATCCTAACTATGTAGCAGATCTTACTCGTCATCACTTTAATAAACAGATGGCAGAGTTTGAAGCAAAGCAGGCAGAGGTAGAAAAGCAACGTGCAGTAGAAACTGCTCGTACAGCTCTACAGTCAGAATGGAATGAAAAGATCGCACCGGCGCAGGAACGCTATCCTGATTTCGCAGAAAAGGGTGCTCAGTTGATTGACTCTTTCTCCGATCTTGATCCTAATTATTCCAACTATCTTGCTGATACAATCATGGGTTTGGATAATGGTCCTGACGTTCTCTACTATTTGTCTACTAATCCCACTGAAGCAGTTGCAATTGTCAACAGTGGAGCAACCAAGGCAACTCTAGCCCTTGGCCGTATTGATGCTCAGATGGGTGTTCGTAGGGACGCAGAAAAAACTACAGAAAGTCGTCCGAAGGTTACTAAGGCACCTGCCCCGCCCCCTGTTATGAATAAGGGTGCATCAGCTGCTAATATTGACATCCCGGACGATACAGATGACCTTGAAGCTTTCGCATCGAAACTATTTAAGCGAAAGTGATTTAAACTCAAAAAGGATATAATGTATGGTTGGTAATGTTACTGTCGATCAGGCAAAACTTGTTCTTAATTCGTTTGCCGCTATCTTCCAGAACAACCTCGTCTCGAAGGACTTGGTTACATGGCGTAAGTTCGACAATGAAATGAATGACCGAAATGCTTTGACTGTTGTCGAGCAGGTTGGTCCCCGCTATAACGTCAGCCGTGTTACGAACGGTGTTGCAGATCTTAGCACCTCGGGTGTTCAGGACACTGTGTTTGGTTCGGAACAGTACAAGCTGCAGGACACCTTCCACTCTAGCATGGGCTGGGGCGACTTCGTCAAGATTCGCGACATCGGTGCTGCTCGTGAGTCGGAAGCTCTTAAGAATGCTGCTGTGAATCTTGCTGAAAAGATTGATGCGTACATTCTTGGTTTTGCTACTCTTGCTTCGAATAACTGGACTGGTACTCCGGGCAATGCTCCCTCGTCGTACGATGCTATTGCGTCGGGCTATACGCGACTGAAGGAAGAAGGTGTTGAAGACTCGGACATCAAGGCTGTTCTCACGTACGGCGATAAGCAGGCCCTTGGTACTGCTGTTGTGTCGAACAACGCGTCGCTGACTGATCTTGGTGCCGGTATCTACCGTAATGGTTGGGAAGGCTCGGTTGCTGGTATTCCGACGATGTTTACCCAGCAGCTTCCGACGATGACCCTCGGTACTCGTACTAACGGCGCTGTCAACGGTGCATCGCAGAACAGCCAGTACAAGAACGTTGCAATCTCGACTGCTCCGGGTAACTTCCTTACTCAGACTATTGCGATTGACGGTCTCGGAGCTAATGCTACTATCAAGGACGGCGAAGTCTTCACTATTGCTGGTGTTTACGCTTGGGACAATCGTCTGGGTGCAAGCCTTGGACGTCTTCAGCAGTTCCGTGTTATTGGTGATACGACTGCGGATGGCACTGGTGCAGTTGCTGCTCTCCGTATCTTCCCTGCTCTTATCGTTCCGGGTTCGGGCACCGGCAAGGACGTATACGTGAACACTGCTCACGCTACTGTTGATTCGGTTCCGGCTGACAATGCTGTTGTGACTTGGGCCGGTACTGCTTCGGCTGCTGTCAAGCCTCGTCTGCTCATCAACAAGCAGTCGATCATTGTTCAGACGGCTGATCTCATCATGCCTGCTACTGGTACTGCGCAGCGTCGTTCGCTTACGAAGGTACCTCTGTCGGTCCGTATGTGGCAGAACTCGGTCTTCGCGACTGGTGAACACCAGATCCGCTTTGACGTGGCTCTTACTGCCAATACGTCGGATCGTCGTCGTTTGGTCCGCATCAACGGCTAATAAAGGTTTGGGGGCTGGCATCAACGGCCCCCTTTCCTCTTATACCATATAGGAGTGTCTAATCGCAATGCTTAAGTTTACTTCACTGCGCCCTTGGAATGGCTCGCCAATTGATATGACGCAGTACGGAACTGTCATTATCTGGTGCACTGTTGCCCCTACATCTGCGCAGACTCTCTATGCAGTTATTAATGACGGTACAACGACGGATAAGATTCCTCAGTCGAGTCAGGTCGACTCTGGTACTGGTCTCTCTGTTACGCCTACTATTTCTGCAATTGGTCGTTATTTCGCTGTTGGTAATGCGTACTTCCAGCTTTCTACTACAACTGACTCCAACAAGGGAACGTTCTATATTCAAGGCATTCAGTAATGCCCAGAGTATTTATTCCCTTTAAGGCAACAAATCGTAAGAGACTTTTTAATCCATTTGAGATTACTAGTGTCTCGTATACAAGCGCTACTCGATACTCATTCATGGGAACAGGTATGCGTTGGCCTAATGCCGGACAGGCCACTACTGCAGTGTACATGATTACTGAATGGTGGTTTGGCACTCCTGCCTACACAACGACAGACCATCGCGTATTTGCTCCTCAGTTCTTTAGTCCGACAACTGGTGAAACTTCTCTTGCCGCTGGCGCGTCTATTACGATTCAGGGTTGGTCAATTGAAACATCGCCCGGTGTTTGGGTCGCCTGCGATGGTGCAGCTGATGCAGGTTTGGTAACAATTGACAACACAACAGCTGGGTCTCTTCTGCCTCGTGTACAAGCAACTCTTGCTCCTAACACAATGTACAGGGCCCGTATTGCTTTCTTTGTGTCGTCTGCTGGTATCACAATCCCTCGTCAAAATAACGATGCTCTTAATGCTGCTGGTGGTAGTACACGTACACAGGGACAGGCTTCGTCATTCTTTAGTCGTTTAACAACGTCTGGTGCTGCTCTTACCAACGCTAACGGTGTTGCGTACGTACCTGCATACATGATTGCTAAGGGTGGTGACGGTCGTCCTGCTTTTCTTGCTCTTGGAGACAGTATCGGATACGGTGTCAACTCTTCGCAGGTTGGCGCAGCATGGTCTAACCGTAATGCCTTCGGGTACATCGAACGTGGGATGGACGACAATACTACTACTAAGCGGTTGGCCCTGTTCAATGGCTGTGTACCGGGACAAAGGCCTTGTGCTTCTGGTGGTTGGGACTATCCGTCTAACTGGCCATTGAAGATTGCTGCACTGCAAGCTGCATACAACGTACAAAATGCTTGGCCATTCGATTTCATTATCAGTCAACACATCACTAATGCTGTGCCTTACACAGGGTACGACGGAGGTGTTCTACGTGTTGGCATGGCTCGATACTACACACTGCTGAAGACACTCTTCAATAAGCCTATTACTCAGATTGAAGGCCTTCCTGCAGATAGTTCTACAGATGGTTTCCAAACTGTCACTAATCAGACAGGTAGTTCAGGCAAGGTTTATCCGTCTAGTGATCCGGGTACAATGTGGTATTTTAACGCTGACGTGGGCACTAATGGCATTCCTGATGCGTCATTGTATTACCGTTCCAATAACTTCATTGAGGACAGTATCGGGGCTTGGAGGTACGTATCGGCAGACACCGGGGCCAATCGTGGTAAGTGGGCTGTTCGCCCCTTTAGTACAACATTGGCCGCTGCTGCTGATCAGAACGCTACAACAGCTAGTTTCACTGCTGCTCCTACAGTTGGTATGACTATCTATATTGCTCAAACAGCTGGTGGTTTTTCAACTACTGGTCGAAACGTTAAAGCAGTTACAGGAACTGGGCCATATACCGTAACCTTTGATGCTACTCCTTTCAGTGGATCTGGCGGATCTGCCTCCGGTGCAATCGTACAGGAAGCGGGATCAGAAGGTCTTCATCCGTCACCTATTGTCCACAGGGACGTTCTCGTGCCAGCTATCACAGACTGGAAAACTCGAAGAGGTTGGGTCTAATATATGACTACAGTATATCAAATTATTGTCGATGCTTACCGACAGAGCAATTTGAATGCTATTGGTATTGCTCCAACACAGCTTCAAGAAACAGAAGCCCTGACGTACCTTAATCGCATTGTCAAGTCTGTCTTTGGCTATGAAGCTGGGGACAGGCTTCTTGCTTTTCCTATTGGTCGTGAAGGTATTACAAGACCTTCTGGGTATCCTTGGTGGAATACAACACCTGACAACAGTTGGTTTGTTCCTGAAGATACTCGACTAATGATGAACGTCAGTCAGTCGTTGGATCTGTATCTGCATCCCAGTCCTAACGATGGTGCTCGACTGGCTGTAAACGATGTCAATGGAACTCTTGGGACGTATCCCTTAACCCTTCATGGCAACGGTCGTCTGATCGACGGTTCCGAAACTCTTGTCATCAATACCAACAGTTTTGAAGGTGAATGGTTCTACCGCGATGACTTGGCTACTTGGGTTAAGTACGCCCCCTTGGCCATGTTCGATACGTTTCCATTCCCTGAAGAGTTCGATGACTTCTTTATTCTGACTCTTGCCTTTCGTCTTAATCCTGCGTATCAACGTCAGTTCGACGAACAAGGTATGACGATTTGGAATCGTTCTCGTAATCAACTTCGAGCTAGGTACACTCGCGACGATCAGGTTCGTTCTGAACTTGCTCTTATTCGTCCGACTAAGACAGCTACGGACAGAGACCAGTGGGGTAACACCTATTGGCTGTACAATCCAAATAGCATGTTTGACAAGGGATGGCCTTGGTAACAATTAGCAATTAACAGGACTAACACTAATGCCTATTATTCCTTTGGGGTACGCAGACGGGAACAGCTCAAATGAAGAACTTGCCAAAATCAGAATGCGTAATATGTACCTTACTGAGAATAGGTATAGTCCTGACAAGCTTACTCGTTTTAGCAGGCCTACTGTTGATCTATTTGCAGATCTAGGTATTGAACCAATCTACGGTGTCTTCTATCAGGAAGGCGCCTTAGATTCTGACTGGTACGTAGTCTGTGGTGAACGCCTTTATAAGATCGGTACTTATAACGTACCTGTTCTTATTGGACCAATCCCCGGTGCAGGTATCTGTCAGTTCGCTGCCACTGTGTCTAAGTTGATGATCCTTCGTAATGGTATCGTGTACACTACAGATGGCACAACTATCTACACTGTCACAATGCCTGATAATCGTCTCGTTGGATCTATTGCGACCATTGACAACTACTTTATTATGACACAGCTAGGGTACTATCGTTTCTACTGGATGACTCCAACAGAGACAGATCCTGATGCCTTGTCGTACGCTTCTGCTGAACGATCTCCCGACAGCATTGTTGCAGTAGCTGTTATCTCAGATGAAATCTGGTTTATTGGGGCTGACAACGTAGAAGTCTGGCAGACGACAGGGGACAAAGACGCCCCGTACCAACGAATCTCAGGTCGTGTATATTCCTACGGTTGTGCCGATCCTAACTCAGTTGTCAATACAATTTATAATGGTTTACCGTGTATTCTGTGGGTTTCCCAAAAAGGTTCCGTAGTCATGGGACAGGGCAATACAGATACCGTGTCAACCAAAGCTGTCGAACTTGCATTGCAAGGCGCTACTAACTATAGGGCTTGGTCATTTAGGTGGAACCGTACAGAGTTCTACATCCTTACAACAGATCAAAAGACCTTTGTCTATAATATCGATAACCAGACATGGGCTACGTGGGATTCATACGGTCACGATAACTTCAGAGGACATCTAGGCTTCCAAGTTAATCAGGACGTGTACGCAGGTGACTCGGTATCTGGCAAGATCTGGAAGTTTACTGATGGATATTCAGACAACGGTGAGCAAGTTGTTCGAGAGATCTCTGGCTTTCTTGTAGAGACATCTACTAAAGCAATGTGCTTCTCTGTCAATGCTCGTATTAATGCTGGTTGGCCACCTAATTACGACTATACGCCTATGGTCGAAATGAGGTTCTCAGATGACTATGGCTTTACGTATAGCCCTTATTACCAAATTCAAATGGGCCCCAAAGGTGCTTACGACTTTGACGTAACATGGCGATCGCTAGGAGACTACGGTAGGCCGGGACGAGAATTTGAATTCAGGTTTTCTGACATTGCAAAGTTCCGTATTGACTATGCGACAATCAACGAGGTCTAACGATTAATGAAACTTCCTCGTCTTTCTGTTAACTGGAAAGATCAGCCGGAAATGATGAGACGGTACTGGGACATTCTTTGTAATGCAGTAGAAGTTATCTATCCGGCTGGGCCAACAACAGTGGCTAATTTGCCTAGTCCTTCTAAACTCGGGGCTAGGTATTTTGTATCTGACGCAACAACTACAACGTACTGGGCAATTCCGACAGGCGGAGGAACCCTCACAGCTTCTGTCGTGTATGACGGCACAAATTGGAGAATCTCATGACTTCTATTATTCATATCCTTGACCAACGCCGTCTCATTGGTCCCGGTGGTTCGACAATGGCAGGTGTAATGCACTTCTATTACACTGGTACGTCTGTCTACGCCCCTATCTATGCTGACAGCTCTATGTCTACTCCTATGACAAACCCTGTTGTTGTTGGAGCTGGTCAAATTATTCCCAGCATCTATCTTGATGAAGCTGTCACGTATAAGCGTCGTATTGTCTATTCGGACGGTACAGTAGATGAAGAAGACCCTCTTGGGAATTTGTTCGGTAACTCCGAACTTGGTGTCCCTGTTGGCACGGTTCTTGACTTCTCTGGTCCTGTTCTTCCTGATAACTATCAGTACTGTGCTGGTCAGGAACTTAGTCGAGCTACGTACTCTGCCCTGTTTGCAGTAATCGGTACTACGTACGGTTCTGGTAACGGTACTACAACGTTCAATGTCCCTGACTACCGTGGTCGTGTGCTCGCTGGTAAGGACAACATGAACGGTACTGCTGCCGGTCGATTGACACAGGTAGACGGTACAACTCTTGGTGCTGCTGGTGGTACCGACACTGTTACCCTTACAAGTTCTCAGATCCCTGCCCACACCCACCCGATTACAGATCCGGGGCATTTCCACACTACGACTGTACATCGCGCAGGTGCTAATGGCGGAGATGGCGGAGGCGCCCGCTGGAATGTTCAGACAGTAACAGATTACGGTCCTTTTGGTGTTGCCTCAGACACTAAGACTACAGGTATTACTGTCAACGCCAATACAGGTGGAGATGGTGCGCATAGTAATACTCAGCCTACTGCTGTTACTAATAAGATTATCAAGGTCCTCCCGTCGTCTGCTCTGTCCCTCCTTGGACAGATCCCAGACATTACGACTCTTACTAATCTGTCTAATCAGACTGAGGATAATGCTGCTTCGGCAGCTGCTTCGGCAACGTCTGCTACTGCGTCACAGAATTCCGCTGCTCGTTCTGCTTCTTCGGCTGCTCTGTCAGTGTCCTCTGTTCTTGCAGCTATCGGTGCTCAGAACATTCTTAGTTCGAATCCATCGTCTCTTCCGTATGAAGTAATCGGTATTTCTGGTGGTATCGGAACAGGTTCTGGCGGTACACCGGGCACATACGTTGGTGGTGTTTCTGGCGGTCCTCCGGGATTCCAGTGGATTTACACTATTGCCAGTACAGGTAAGATTGACTCGTACACTATTGTCAATCCGGGTCTTGGCACTACAGCTGCTGCGCCTACTCTGTCATTTCCGAAAGGTGGTATTACTGGGGCAACAATCCCGACAGCATCTATGTACACGATTCCTGTCAATCGTATCTTCCTTGCTCCGTCTGCTGACAATGCTAACATTCTTGCTTGGGGTAATAATGCTGGATCCCTTGCGTCTGCCCCCTTTGGCGGTACACAACTTGTTCTGTACACAAAGACTGGTATTGACAACGCAATTACGTCATTCGACAATGAATTCTATAATGGTTCGTTGGCGTACGGTGCAGACTATTGGACATTGTACTATAACACTGGCGATACAACTAAGGGTATCCTAGCTAATACAACAGATACGTACCTGCAAGGTCTTGGTATTGTACAGACAATTCAGCCTAACACAACTGGGTCTATCATTAATAGTGTTATTCAGGATCTTGGGCGAGACATTACAGGCCAGTACATCATTGCGTCTGCAATCGTAAAGATTTCTGCTGCGAGTACTTGGCTTGTTCCTACTGTCTTTACACGTTCTGTTGGTGGTTCAATTACAAACCTTATCGGATCTACGTCGTCGTACGAACAGCTTACAACTAACTATCGGTTGTACACTATTCGAGGACAAGTAGGTACTTCTCCGACAGGACAAGAACAGGTCTTCATTGGTACCACATCAGCAGGAGATTTTACAGGAGCTGAGATTGGCGGTTTCTCTATTGCTGTTAATAGTGTCGCTTTCACTATGTATTCGCAGTTACGTAGGTTTGGTTGGAACCGTGACATGGACCGAGCACGAGTTGTGTCCCGGCTTAAAGCAGCGGAAAACAGTCTGCCTCAGCGCGGGCAGCTTCCGTCTTTCCTGTATAACGGGGGCCTAGCTAATTCTGCTGAGGGCTGGATTGGTTACGGTACGTCGACTAACGCTCAGGACGCAATAACTACAGACTCTGTGTTCTTGTCGTACGGTGTTGAACGAACTTTCCAAGCGACTGTAGCTGGATCTCTAAAAGGTTTCAAGCAACAAGATGCAGGTGTAGATCTTGCAGGATTGTATGTACAATTTGGAGGTATTGTAAAGGTCAGTACTGCCGGGAACTGGGCGGCATTGTCAGCGCTTGTAGGCACTTCGCCCGGTGCTGGCGGAGCAAGCTTAATCAGTTCTACTTCAGGTTATGTGCAAATCGACGCAACTCATAGGTTTTATTGGGTGCGGGGACAAGTTCCTTCAACTGTCGGTTCTAGATACGTACTATTGGGATCGTTTTTTGATACTAATATGGCCGGTGGGGAGTTTGGTGGTTTTACAGGAGCATGGCGTAAAACCCCGTTCCTCAATCTGTCGGATGTTGATCATCTTGGAAACGTAACTGTATCTGATCATTACCGTATTCAGGCTCGTCTTACAAGTCTTGAGCAGGTTCTTCCGGCAACTACAGCAATTGATCTGTATATCCCGCCTGATCTTTGGATTACTTCTGGCAAGACGTCTTCATTCTACGTTCAGAATGCCAATGCAAACATCATCAACAATCCTGTCTGGACGATGGCTATCTCTGGATCGACAGGGTCTGGAAGCACTGTTGTAAGTACACTTGACGCTTCTCGTGAGAAGTTGACTCTTGATCCGTCTGCTCTGTCTGGTACAACAACCTTTGAAGCTCGTAGTTTCTCAGGAGATCAGACACTTCGTAAACAGGTTGTTACTAACGTCCATGTCTGTCCGACGGGGCAATCAGGAACAGTTAAGGTTCTGTGCATTGGTGACAGTATCTTTAACTTCGGCATGGCTTCTAAGATCCTTGCCAAGTTGCAAGCTCGTACAGGCCTAAACTGCACTCTTGTCGGTACGTCCGGCGCTGGTGGTACAGGTGAAATCAGGTCTGGGCGTAGGTTTACTGACTATATCTATAAGACAACAGATCAGATGTCTCCTGTATCTATTGGATCTGAAGCGGCTTATCTAGCTATGACAGATACTCAGAAGCTGGCGTATAATCCTTTTATTCGTGCGTCTACTGGTGGGGACGATCCCAGTGTTGTCTTCAATGGTTATGTGTTTGACCCTGCTTCTTACGTATCTAGGTTTGCGGGTGCTACTAGCCCTCTTGACGTAGAAGTCCCTACCCACGTTGTCATCGGCCTTGGCCGTAACGACATCTCCCTTGTCTCTGGTCGTACTACTGCTCAGATCCTTGCTGATCTTCAAGATGGTATGCGAGTTATGTACACACAGATTAGGGCTGCTTGGCCTAGTGCTAAGATCTCTTTCCTGTGGCATGTCACGTCGAACACAGCTGCTGGTAATGCTGAATGGCCTACGTACCTGTCGGTGTACGCTCGCGAGTTCATGAAGTTCGTTAAGTCTAAGTCGGACACTAAGTTGGCTTTCCTTCCCGGATACCTTCATTGTCCTCGAGACGGGTTCCTTTATACGTCGTCGGTACAGTCTACTGATCCTGACACTGGTATGATGTCTGTCACTTTGTCTGACTATTACCATTATCAGCAAGGACCGTATCTCGATAAGGAAGCTGATCTTGTTATGTCGTGGATTGGGGCTTCTCAAGCAGGAGTATAATTAATTGCAAATAGGTACAGTAGATGACCTAAAGGCAATTCTTGCAAGTTTCCCAGAGTTTCTCATTAATTTTGACGAGCTCTGGGACCCTTCAAATGTTGTTCTTATTGAAGGTCCTAATGCGATGGCTTTTGAGAATCGTGGGAATGGTGTGTACTTTGGTCATTACTATTTTACAACGTACAAAGGTTCAGCTGCTATAAAGTTTGCAAAGGCTTGCATTGCTGAGATGTTTGAACTAGGAGCCGTACTACTGGCCGGTATTACAAATGATAAGAAAGCTCAAATTCTTACAACTAAGATTGGGGCATCGTTTGCTAATACATTGGAGTACAACAACGATACGTACCGTGTATACGTAATAACTAATAAGGATTCGTAACAATGGGTTCACTCTTTGGAGGATCTAAGTCTTCCTCATCTTCGTACAATAAAGCATACGATGAGCTGAATTCCAGTTTGTCTCCTATGCTTGGGTACGCTACACAAGGGGCATCTGGTCTGTCCAGTCTTCTGTCTGGCAACACCACAGGCCTCAAGAACTATGAAAATGCGATGGGATACGACTGGACCCTTAACAACGGTCTTGGGTCTACGTACGCTAATGCAGCTTCCAAGGGTCTCGGTGATTCTGGTTCGACACTAAAAGCCTTGGCGTCGTATCAGACAGGACTTAACAACACTTACGCTGATAACTATGTCAACAGTCTTACTGGGTTGTCTAACCTTGGATTGTCTGCTGGCAACACTATTTCGTCTGCTGGTAACACCTCGTCTAGTTCTAGTACTTCTAGTCCCGGTATTTCTGGTCTTCTTGGAGGACTTCTCAGTGGTGTAGCTACTGGCGGCACTTCTACACTGGCGTCCGGCCTCAAGACAGGTATCTCTAACCTGAATAAAGCGAGTGGATTCTAATGGCTATTAGTCTTGCAGATCTGCTTCAAGCTGCTGCCACACAGCAAGACGTACCTGTACAGCAACAGCCTACTCCTCAACCTGATGTTACAGCCGATGCCTTTCAAGAAATCCCTGTCACAGGGCATCGTACTAAGCAGGCGCCACAACCTGATCCTACTGGCGTTCCCCTTAACATTGGCATGGGATCTGTCGTTAGTCCGCAGGACATGTACAATCTTCAGAATCCCCAAGTCGTTGACCACAGGGGAATGTTTGGTACTCGTGGAACTCTACGGGACGTTCTTGGTACTATCGGCGATGCTTTGCTTATGCAAGGAGGTCATCAAGCCATCTATCGTCCCCAGCGGCAGCAGGAACAAATCGCTGATGCTATGGTTGGTTTCAACAGCACTATCCCTGACGTACAGCGTGCAGCTATTGCTCGTGTCGGTCTCCGTAATCCTGAACTTGCCTATAAGCTGCAGCAGGACATGGATCAAGACACTATCCGTAAACAACAGGTACAGGCAATGGCTGAGTACCGTAATGGTCAGAAAGCTGCTGTCGGTGAAAAGATGATTAGCAATGCCCTCGGGTATTTCTCTTCGTCGGCTATTCCTGACGACAAGAAAGCTGAAGCTTGGCAAACAATGCGCCCTCGTCTGCTTAATATTGCTAAGAGGTACGGTGTCATTGATCCTAATGATGATGGTGAGGATTACCTACCGACTAAATACGATAGTGCCGCAATGGCTGCCGTTGGTTCTGAGGGGTACAATACCAAGGATCGTATTACCAATGACCTTCGTCAACAGTCTGTCAATATTCGTGGCGAACATTATCAGAACCAAGATGCTGTAGCTAAACAGAATGCCGATACTAATCGTGCTCGTGTCGGAGCTATTCTTGCTAATGGCCAATTGTCGTACAAAGCCAAGATGGCTGCTGTTGCTGCTACCCTCAAGGGGCAAGGATTGCGTCACGATGAAGCTGCTGTAAGGGCCGCTATTGATGAACAGCGTATTGGGGCTCAGTACCCTTGGGCAACTGATCAACCTAATAGTTCTATGGCAGTTCCTACAACCAATAGTCAACAGACCCCTACTGCTAACTTTAGCCAGTACGAAGGTAAGACTATCCGTCAGGGTGGTCACACATACAAGGTAACAGGTGGAAAGCCTGTTCTCATTCAGTAATTAAAATACGGGGGACGTATGCCTGAGTTTGATCCTAATCAACCCTTTACTGTAGAATTCGATTCGACGCAGCCCTTTGAGGTTGTTGCTGACGATACTTCTACCACAGCCACATCCCCCGTTAAAACGGAAAAGAAGACAAAGACTAAGAAGCCTGAGTTCGATCCCAACCAACCGTTTGACGTACATACAGAAGAACAGGCGCCTATTGCGACTAATGGCAATCTTCCTACAGCTAATCTCGTACAGCGTCAGGGAATTAATGATCTTGCTGATAACGAACGAGCAATTACCCCTGAACAAGCACAACGTGTAGCACAGTTTAAGCAGGACGCTTACGAACTCGGACAACGTAAAGTTCCGACAGATGAAGCTCTGCAGATTATTCAGCAGAAGTACGGGCAACTTGATCCTAAGTCTGTCGAGTCCTTTAAAATGCAGTATCAGCCTTTTCTTACTGGCGGTACTGAGCCTATTAATGCTGTTCCCCAAGAACAAGCTACTGACCAGAGCCCACTTACCGTAACAGCAAATAAGAAACCTGAAACAGCTATTGAAGCTGCTGGCCATTCTGTGTATGATCTTCTTAGGGGTGTACCGGGCGGTATTGGCAATGTAAAGAGGGCTATTGACCAATGGGGTGATGAAGCTCTTGTTGGCCTTGGTCTTGAGGACCAGCAGCAAGCTGATGCTCTTAAGCGACAGATGGAAGATGAAGCTTCTTTGTCGTACTATAACCCTAACGGGTACAGCAGGGCTATCGGTAATATGCTGGGAGAAGGTATTGCTCTAGCACCTCTTGGAGAAATCGCTCCATTTGCTGCCGAGGGCGCTGCTGCGGCCCCTGTCCTTGACACGGCTCTTCAGGGCGCTGCTTTCGGTGGTGTACTGTCTGGTGGTCATGACGTTGCTAATCAAGTTCTTACTGGTGCTCTTACAGGTGGTGCTCTTGGTGGCGCTGCAGGAACTGCCGGTAAACTTATTGGGTCTGTTGCAGAGAAGTTCGGAGTGCCGGGCACTGCTGAATCTCTTAGTCGTATGTACGATGAACGTCCTAAGATATTCGAGAAACCTGATGAGTCTCTGCAGACTGAGGCTGTAGGTACTGACAATCCTAAGGTTACTGCGCAAACGTACAACTTTAATGATCTTGGTTCTAACGTAACTGAGCGTCGAGCTAATCATCTTAGCAACATTAAGCAAGAAGTAGATCGTATTACGACTGATTGGGAGCATTCACCGGACATCAATATTATCGGCAGTACTGCTAATCTGACGAAGGTTCAGAAGGCTGAGATTGCTGCTGCTGGTGCTAACCCTAAGAACGTTGAAGCTTGGGTAGACTCTAATGGCAAAGTAAACGTAATTGCTCAGAACATTGAAAATCCTGAACGTATTGCTGCTATCCTGTACCACGAAGTCCTTGGTCATATCGGACTTAAGAAAGCCTTTGGTGAAGGCCTTGATAATCTTCTCAACCACATTCATGACAATAACTGGAAGGTACGGCAGGAGGTTAAAAGGTACACGAGGGACAATCCAGAGGTTTACAAAGGAGCTGATCAACATATCCGAGCAACAGAAGAAGTTCTGGCAGGTATGTCCGAGGCAGGTCGTGTAAAGCTCAATGGTTGGGAAAAAGTCAAGCAGTACGTTAAGAACTACCTCAGGGATAAAGGATATGAATTCCGTGTCTCCGCTACAGACGTAAAGGCTATTCTGGCTGAAGCCCATGACCTTGCTACAGGAAGTAAACAGTCTGTCAGTATTAATGGCGGAAGGTTCTCACTTCGTAGGGACGGCAGAGAATCCAAGTCTCGTACTGGTCAAAAGATGGCCGAAGCAGTTCGTGACGAACAACGGTACACGCAATCTTGGGAAGAAACGTTTAAGCTCGCTGAAGAGAAAGGTATGACACCTTCAAAGCTTCTCCGCAAGAAGTCCCTTAAAGCTACGCCTGAAGAAGCTGCTGCTGCAATCCATGTTGTTGATGATCTTGTCAATAAGTCTTCTGACGTACAAGATCGTATCTTTAAGGGTGAACCTGTTTCTGATCGTGAATTGGAAATGGAAGGGTACAATCTTGCCCGCGCTGTTCATGCTTTGCAGATGGTGGAAGGATTTAAGTCTGACATTGGTCGTACTCTCAACATCTTCAAGGCTCTCAAAGATGTTCCTTATGAAGAACTGAAGAATGTAGACCTTGGCAAGCTTTCAGATCCTGACTATGTGAGGGAAGTTTCTTTTCGTCTTCGTCAGTTTGCTGACAATCCTCAAGCTCAGACACAGATCCTTAGGGACATTGGCAAGAACCTTCCTGAAGACTATCTGACATCTCTTCATTACTCCCTTATGCTTGGAGGTATTCCGACACAAGCTGCTAACGTTCTTGGGCAAACCTCTAACTTTGCAGTAGACATGTTCTTCAACAAAGGACTTGTAACAGCTGTCGGTCGTCCTCTTCAGTTGGTGCATGAACTGTTTGGAACATCCAGCCTTACTCCTGTCGAACGTATGCATCTTCGTGAATACGGTGCTAGGTGGTGGGGCATTATGAGGTCGTTGCAGGACATCGTTGCTGGCGGTGGTTGGAAAGACATTGTAAAGTCCTATAACGAGGGTCATCCTGTTGGCAAAGTCAACAGGTTTTCTGAAGGATCTCCAATGATTCCGGGCATCAGTTATGGTCAAAAAGGTCTTGCAGCCATTGACCAGTTCTTCCATGCTGTCATCACTAATAGTGACTTCTATGGAACGGCTGTTCGTAAGGCCCTAAGAGAGGGTCATTCAAAGGCAAAGCTCTGGGACCGTGTTGACGAACTTATCCATAATCCCACAGAGGACATGGTTGAACACGCTAATGCTTATGCAGACGATCTTCAGTTGACAGGTAAAGCGGGGCCTCTTGCTTCTATGCTTAATCAGTTTAAGAAGCCTCCTGCTGATCCTAGGTCTCTCGATGGTTATGCTAGGCGTGTTCTTAGGTTTGTTGTACAGAACACAATGCCCTTTACTCGTATTGCTTCTGCAATGTTTAAGTACGGAGCTGAGTGGTCCCCTCTTACTGCTTTGTCTGCTGACACTCGTGCAGCGTTCAAGTCAGGAGATCAGATCGAGATTCAGCAAGCTATTGCTAAATCTCTTGTTGGTTCTACTGCTGGGTTCTACATGTGGCAGGAATACAGTAACGGTAACTTCCGTGTAAATCCTGATACAAGACAGGTAGAAGTTAAGTCTGGTTCTAATTGGGTTAGCCTCAAGGGTCTTGACTCTATCGTACCTATGTTGTCTGCTGTTATTGGTCTGCATGACGCTTTTAAAGCAGCTAAGGGCAAAGACGCCTTAAGGGCTTTTTCTGAAATCGCTAATGGCTTTTCTACCGGACTTGCCAATGTTGGTTTTATGGACCAGCTTTCATCGTTTATGTCTTTGTTTGCGCCTAACAACCAAGGTCGTGTAAAGTCTTTTGTACAGAGCCAAGCAACTAGTTGGGAACCTGCTATTGCTCGTAACCTTAACCAGTCTGTTATTGACCCTGTCGTTAGGGACACAACGTCTAAAGATTGGACGCAAGAGACAGTTAATAAGCTGAAGGCCAATCTTCCCGGACTGTCGAAGGAACTTCATCCTAAGTTGGATAAGTTTGGGCAGCCTATACAGAGGACTGGCAACGTCACAGGCTTGTTTACTAAGACTCCTATCAGTACAGATAAGGTAAAGGCAGAACTTGACAGACTTGAGAAAACATCTGGTAGTCCCGTTCTTCAAGCAATGAAGAGTGACGGTTCAGAAGGTTCTTTCAAAGCTTCTCAAGTTGCAGGACCCTTCGTACAGAAACAAATAACTGCTATGGTCAATAGCCCTACATGGTCTAAGTTGACAGATGAGCAGAAAATCGCCTTTATCAAGAGGGCAACTAAGTCCACTAGAAAAACAGTGACAAAGGCGTTTAATCCTAAGTTGCCTTTTGAAGTGGTTAATCAATAATGAACGATAACTATAAAGGTGATTACAATATGTCGGATGATCTTGCAGAAAGGGTAGCTGTTATTGAAGAGAAGCAGCGAGTGTACGACAAGAACCAAGACGAGATTATCAAGAGACTAGACGTTCTACTTGGCCTTAGGCACAAGGGGATTGGGGCATTCTTCGTAGTGTCCAGCATCGCAGGCACAGGCATCATTGGTCTTGCCGCAACTATCATTGAATTTGTAAGGAGTCATGTATAATGGCAAATAAGATTCTCACCATTGTCGCCACTATTCTTCGTCAGAAGTCTACGTGGGTCGGTATCACAGCTATTGTCACGGCTCTCGGAGCCCCTGAGATTGGCATCAAGATTGGGGACGTTGGTAACGCTGTTATCCTTGTCCTCGGCGGTCTTGGTATCGGTCTTGACAATCTGACTAGCGTTACATCGACTAGCTAAAAGAAAACCCCGCTTCCGGCAATTAAGCTAGAGGCGGGGTTCTTTGTATGTGGTCAAATCACACGTTGGAAACGACTAGACATCGTACTGACGTAGACCTGAATGAGTAATGATGGATTTCAATGTCTTGCCGTAGTTAGGGTCAGTTGCGTACTTACCTACTAGAGCATCTGCAAATGACAAGGGATCTTTACAAGCCATAGCAGCCTTATAGATAGGCGCTGTTGCAAGGAGCTTGGCGTGGGCCATAAAGGCTTCTTCCATTGTGTTGAAGTCTCGGAAAGCAGCATCAATCTTTACGCGCTGCCCCTTGATAACTTCATGTGTCGTTACGACAGTGGAAGGTTCGCCCTTCTTTGCCTTGATGCCGAAGGGATTGTTCTTGCCAGACATCTTAGCACCCCATCCAGATTCAAGGGCGTACTGAGCTAGACTGACAGAAGCAAAGACCTTGTATTCTTTTGCAGCTGCTTGGGCTGCATCAATAACAGACTGTGTAAACTTAGGCAAGACTAGCTGCTCCTAGTGTAAGAGCATAATGGCATTTCTCTACAGAGTCTAGAGAGCCCCACGAGAAGACATCAATCTGATTAGGCCCTCCGTCTACCTTAGACTTAACTACGACTACGATTCCTTCGTGTCCGGGCATATTTCCGCTTTCCAACCATTCTGCAAACTTACGACACCGTTCAGCAATTGTCGGCTCTTTATCAGTTAGATCAATTATCATGATTGTCCTTTACTGTTGAGTACCACTCCTGCCAACCCTCCGCCAGAATTGTATTTGTCACGCAAATCTCACGATCTTGTTCGGACATGTCATTACCAGTAGGAACGACGGGTGCTGTACTTTCTGTTGGAGTACTGGGGGAGGAACTGGGATTGTTGGGCAGATTGGCGCCCCCGCTCTGACGTTTCCGCAAGCTGCTAACAGCAGCATCAATACGATTGCTGACAGAATCCTGAGTGGCTTGTACTGCTTTCTTGTCATTGGTTTCAATCTTTGTCTTTGTGTCGTTGGCTTGTTTGTTGACGTACACAACAGCATCTTTACACTGTTGCTTAGATTCGATAGTGTGGTAAAGGAAGAGGGACTCTCCTAGAATAACTAGAAGAAGTCCCCCGATAAACCCCAGAAGCCAGTTCTGGATATTACCCACCGCAGGTCCCGCCCTTACCAGAAATATCACAAATATCGTGAGACATCAACCCTTCTTTAAATTCGAAACCGAGATTGGCCCGAGCTTCAGAATAAGCGACGGGAGTCAAAGGTTGTCCGCCTCGTGAACCGTCCGGATAACAGGTGAATCCTCGGAGACGGTGGGCGTACTTGGCCAATGTGTTGGCGAACTTCGGAACAGTGTCTTCGTTATTGAGTTCTGATCCCCAAGACGGGAGATTGATAGTAGAAGAGATAGCCATATCAACATAGTCTTGTACGTCTGCCTGAAACTTAATTCGTCGTTCATAATCCTCCGCAAGATCCAAGGCTGACTCAATCTTATCAGGATCAGTCCCATAACGATCAATCAATTCTTGAGCAGCAGTATCGACAACATATTGATAGTGCCAGTTGGTTCCGTCCTTAACATATCGCCGCTTATATGCAACAGCGAACAAAGGTTCAATACCTGTTGTAGTCCCTGCAAGAATGCCAATAGTTCCAGTGGGAGCAATTGCTCGTTTAGCTACTGGACGACTAACAGAGATCTTATCTGCGAAGGCGTCGCTTACCTCGTCCGATACTTCTTTGTAAAGCTTGAGCCATTTATGCAATTCAGGTGATACTTCATATCGAGTATTGCGCTTGATAAGCCATTCGTGGACACCCATCAAACCCAGACCAAGTCGCCTATTCTTTTCACGAGTCTTGTAAATCTTTTCGAATGGAAGCTTAGCCTTGAGTGTGCCACACAAAAGGAACTTAGTTGCAAGTTCTACAATATACGCAAACTCAATGACATCGTCAATACGACCAAGGTTTACTGATCCAAGATTACAGACGTCGCTGTCATCTTCAGAGGTAACTTCCGTACATGCATTACGGAGGGTCTCATTTTCCTTGTCATAGAAGTTGAACGAAAAACCGGGCTCGGCTCCCTTCAACGCTTGTTTGACATTGCGATAAAAGACAGGACCAACTTCACCAGTTTCCTTGAAACCTTCCAACCATGAAGTATCATAATTGACAGAGATATTAGTCATGTCGAGAGGGCAAGGGAAGTTAAAATCTTGGTCTTTAATGTCCTTGTACGTAAGACCAGTAGTGCCCAACTTGTACTCGTGCCAGTCCTTAACATGAAGGAAATCCCAAATATCGGGATGCTTCCAATTAAGAGACGCGTACAAAGCAGATCGACGACTACCCCCTTGCATGACACGACGACCGATCTCGTTTGTCATTTCCATCTTAGAGATGGGGCCTGAAGCAGTACCGCCAGTGCGATTAATCCTTGCGCCTTTTTCTCGGTACACGGAATAATCATTGCCAATACCACCGCCAGTCATCAGAGACGATTCTACCTTCCAAGAAAGGTTCGCCCAGTCTTCTCGAGTATCTTCTTCAGATTTAAAGAGATAGCAGTTATTGTAGAAAGGGTTAGTACGGCCAGCATAGTAAAGATAACGACCGCCGGGAATGAACTTCATCTGAGACATAAACTGAATCAGATCTTTCTGTTCGTCCTCTGGAACTAGGTCTGTACAGACTTCTCGAACAAGAGTTCCACAGAGTTCGGACCAAGTCTCAGCCCCTTCGTGGGCGTACTTCTGTTGGAAGATAGAACGGGAAAAGTGAGAACGGAAGGGATTATCAGTCAAATTAAATTCCGGACATATCGGGGGTTTGGTACTTTGGGCCTTTAAGAATTTTGCCGTCTTCGCGTAGCAGGGCTTTACCCTCCACTAGCTTAGACATGTTGCTGACGTGTACACGTTCAAAGGCTTCTTCCAAGTCAAGGTTGAGATACACAGCAACCTGAGACAACACGTACTGCAGATCTGCTAGTTCTTTTGCTAGGTTCTTACGTGTCGATTCATCAGGACTGTTCAGGTACTCAATGATTGCTTCACAAGCTTCGTCGTACTCTTCCTGTAGACAACGGTACACAGAACTGTCAGCCTCGTCATTAATAGTACCTTTGTTAGCAGCTTGTCGAAACTGCTGGACCTTTTGTTCTCGTGTCATTTGACTCTCAGTCTTCGTAGTCATATTCATCTTCGTCGTATTCTTGGTACTTTGGTTTTTGTCGATCAGGTTTGCCGTGGATGTGTTTAATTCGATTGGAACGATCATCAAGTTTCTTATGCAACAGGCGCCTCATTCGACGCCTGTCTTTCATGTCATATGCTCGGATGGACTTAACCATAAATATCGAGTACGATCTTATCTACCATTTTATTCAAATAAGTTTTAAAATCTTTGGCAGATTGTTTACCACACCTCCGCGTACCTCCGTATCCTGCTCTCTTATAATCTTCGTATTCTACATAAAGAATCGGCCAATTATTATCCATGTACCCTTCAGTGACGACAATTTTCCAGATCTTATCTTTACTCAAAGATCCTTACACCCGTACTTTTCAAAAGCAATAACCTCTAGGTAGTGCTTAGCTTTGCGTAGATCTTCCAAGCCACCCTTGTCTTCAAACCGTGTTACGTATTTGACAACACACCCCTGTGGGAATGACAGGTTGTTCTTGACAGTGAATTCTAGCGGCTGGATCACAAACTGTTTGTAATGATTGCCCCCGTACTGGACGTCGTACGGATTGTTATGCAGGTCGGGTGTCAGTGTCGCTGTCATCAGCAGTACTAGGTCCGTCTCGCTTTACTTTAGCAGCCTGAATCATCATCTCAAAACCACGTTCATCTGTTGGGTAAACTGTCAGTCCTTCTGCTGATTCACCAAGCCAGAAGTACGCATTGTTTGTGTCATTGTTCATCAGTTACAAAATCCCAGTCATTGTTGTTGTCGTTATAGTTGTCAAGGATTCTGTCCCTGAAAGCTTCGATGATTTCTTCGGTTGAAATATTCATGTACTCGACAAGTTCCCAACCTTCGAACCTGTCTTGAATTGCATTAAGCAGTGTCGTTTCGTCCAGAGTTGTTAATTTCACCCCCTGTGTCCGGTGCCGTTACAGCAGTACGTTTACCGTCGGACCACGAACCACATGTTTGGCATTGAATGCGTTGAATTTTATAGTACCTTGTTCGACGATAGCCCCTTGACTGTACAACATCTGATCCACAGTTAGAACAGGAATGTCCAGAGGTCCTTAGACCAAGGTGTGGATGATTGTTGATGTACGGACGTACACGGAGATACAGAGACTCAAGAAGCTTTACGTCTTGCTTGCAGTACCGTTCCATCTTTACTTGGTCTTTCCGAACACCGTCCATAACTCCTCTCCAAAGAGAGAAGCCAGAATGCTGTGTCTTGGAACCGAGCTTGAACAGTGGGCCGACAAAGGCAAGCTTGTTAGAAATAAAGCCGTTCTTCTTGACAGCCTTGTACACGTCGATTGACGTTAGAGGGGGTACGGGCGGGAAGCCAGCAAGCATGAATGCCCCACGTAGCTTGGGGATGTCGAACTTGTCCCCGTTGTACGTGACTACTGCGTCTGCTTCTAGGATCATTCCGTAGATAACCCGTAGCATTGCTTCGTATCCATCAGTCCAGACAGACGCGAACGTCATTGTCTTGTCTCCTAGGAACTTGGCAGCGACGCAGAGAATACCTCCGTTGTCTTTGATCTGTTCGAGACCAATGTTGACGTCTCGCAATGACCAAGAATAGACGAGGGCAGGAGCTGTTTCTATATCTAGGATCAGAATTTTTTTGTCGTTACTCATTAAACCATTCTACTGGAATTTCTTCCCCTTCTGCCCATTTAAATCCATGACGTTCTGCCCATTGCCAGTAAGTCTCGGAGTTGGGATTTTTAGATGATAGACGCTTAGATGCTTTTTGAAACAGGAACCTAATGTCAAACTGTGGATTCTGAGCCCTTACTCGTTTCATCTTGGCCCTGTCACCCGGTCTAAGGTATCCCTTTGCCTCAACAAAGATACCGTTCTGTAGACGGAAGTCGGGGATGTACCTAGACGGAACTGTGTAATTAATCTTTGGGCTAGACGGTTCAAAGACTATCGCATGTCCAGCGTCCAAAGCATTGTTGTAGATACGTTCCTCAAAGCCTGATCGAAATTTATTAGGTTTCAAATTCTAGCCCGTACATATCGTGTAGACGCTTTAGAGTGATATTTACAATAACTGCGTCTTCGTCGTCAATAGCATCTAGAAGATTAGTTAGCATATCGTACAGCTCATAAACAGAGTCGATGTTTATCATACAAATTCCAATCCGTACTTATCTTTAAGTTCCTTTACACAATCGTTGTATTCGTTTTCAGTAGTGTAAGGACCTCCGCAACAGTCTTCATCTCCGCAACCATTGTACGTCACATGTTCAATAATGTAGTTGAACAGATCATACATGTTATTAATATCATCTAGATTAATTTGCATTACGTGTCCTTTCAGGTACGTCAGGGATCTTAGAAACTTGAGTTAGCCAGCGAGGACCAGCAGAGTACAGGAACACTCGAGCGTTTGGCCAGCAAGTGTTGACATGGCCACAGTACGTACAACCAGTTTGAAGCTTCATGTTACCAGACTTGCCGTCAGCAACAGGTTCGTAACAAGGGTTAGGTACTGTGTCGGACTGGATCAGTTCCTTTAGGTATTCAATACGCGGTTCAGGTTTGTTGTTGTTGATGACAACAGTCGGCAACGGGGTTAAGCAAAGATCACCAGACACCTTTTCCATTGATAACCAATAAGCCTGCTTGTCAGGAGTAAGGACAGAAGCATAACCAGACAATTGCTGTACGTACCCAAAGGGGTCATCGTCAAAGATTGAACCAGTTGCAAACTTCTTAAATCCGTGGGGACTAGCAGACTTTACGTCAACAACGTATCCGTCAATGATAGCGTCGATATGGCCGAGGACACCGTTGACTTCTACCTCTGCCTGTTGTTCCTCCACCGTATGCCCTGCCTCCTTTACAAGAAACAGAAGCATTGCTTCAATAACGTCACCGTACAGGAACTTAAAATACGTTTTAGCAGTCAGTTCCTCTTTGTCAGATCCCTTTGCGTCAAGATAGATCTGTCGATCTTTCCGACCAAGGGAAGAGAAGCGAAGGGGATTGTCAGGAGGCACCCTCTCAGCGAGCCTTGTACGGAGAACTTGCTTGAGTGTCTCTGCAAAGTACTCAAGATTTTCTTCATCAGGGACATGGCCTTTTGTCGGATCGAATAGTGAATAGACATCTTCGATTAGTGTATTGATGTCTGCCATTATTCTGCCGTAGCAGCCGACGTAAAGGTGTACTCGTACGTATCAGTACCTTCGACGGACAGAATACGGTATCGAGAAGCAAGGCCAGCTTCAATCATTTCGATTGCTTGCTTAGGTGTAAAAGGGTTTTCAATATCAATAATTGCAGAACACTCTTGCACCGGATTGTTGGTGCGGACACGAGTAAACTTGACTTCAACTTTCAAGAACAAAGACTTTCAAAGGGTGGTGCCTCTACTCCGAATCGAACGGAGGACTGATCGTTACAAAGGATCTGTTATAACCACTTAACTACAGAGGCGTGTTATTTAAATAAAGGGCTTTAAACTTTAATAGCAGCCCAGTAACCTCAGGTGGCTACAATACTCAACTACGCTGGGCGCACCCATAGTTGAGAACCTTGCGGTCGCTAACCCGCATTTCTCGGCACGAAGCCTATACCAACGACTGTTGGTGCGTAGGTAGCTTTCTACTTAAGGTTTATACGGTATCAGAGACCAATGTCTTCATCGTCCAGACCAAAGTCCTTGTTGAAGTCAGGAGCCTTGCTGGACGCACCGTAGAACTCATCTGACTTGTCAAGTTTGGGGAATTCGCCAGATCCCTTACCCTTGTATTCGACAAGATCAAGGACTCGGACAGCTCGGAGGTACACACCCTTAGGCTTACCACGGCCATAGTCCCGGACTGCAAACTTCACGTCAACAACGGAATCATTACCGATCTCAACCGTCTGGTCCCAGTCATTACCGTTAGCGTCCTGAACCTTGCAAGGATACGCAGGCTTGCCGTCGGGCAGGAATTCCTTAATACGGAACGACATGTACGGAGTACCGTCGAGGTACGTTTCCTTAGTCTTGATCTTAGCCCCAAGGCCGTAACCCTTAACTTCCTTTACTGCGTTGTCGTCAAGCTTAAGGTCCATGGTCCATTCGCGACCGTCCTTAGCATAGTTGAGATGCGGTTCGCCAAGGACTCGGCAGAACGAAGTCTTTCCACGGAGATAAACAATCTGGGTATTCGTATTAGTAGTCATAATCTTTTAAAAGTCACTCTTAGTTGCGCCGTTGAGCTTGTCTACCCATTCGGCAATATATCGAAGTTGTTCGGAAGTAAGGGGTTCTACGTCAATGTAACAAGCAAAGGACTGTGTATTTGTGTCCCATGCTACTAAGCCTTCATTGAGAAAGCGTCGGATTAGAGTTTCAGTATCCATACCTTATACACTATTATAACAAGTTTTAGGTCATTTGTCAACAACTATTTTGAGTAATTCCGTACTTTTTTAGTACATCGTCAAGAAGGATGGGTCGATAGTCGGTATGTTCAACTGAGACGCATACGTACCGTGAATCTCTTCGATACTTCGAAGCGTTGTCAGGATCATCGTAATAATCTTCACCTACTGAATTGTAATGAAGATGTCCGTGTATGTTAATCTTCCATCGCCCCATTGATCCCGGATGAATAGGAATATGAGACAAGATAAAGCCTTTCTTGGTCACGTACGCCCTAATGTCATCAAAGTACTGAGAATAATACGAAAGCTTATCAATATCGTGGTTACCCTTTACTAGAACCTTTCGTCCAGAAAGACGAGGAAGAGATTTGTCGAGGGCTTTCCTGTTCATTGCCACATCACCGAGAATGTACACTCGGTCTTCTGGGCTAACCAATTCATTGTACCATCGGATCAAGTCCTCAGTCATATGGTTTTGATCAACCCATGGACGGAGTTTCTGGCCATCGTGCCGTTTAAATTCACAAACCCCTTGATGGCCGAAGTGTGGGTCTGCGTATAGCCAAATACGAGACATATTAAATATCCTTATAGATCAGTGAGTACGAGCCCATGTGGTACCGACCTTAGCATCACAAGCAATTGGAATACGATAGTTAAACCGTTCACCAGCTGTCTTAAATGCATAGTCACAAACTTCAATGAACTCGTCAATGTTATCATTTGCAACATCAAACTGAAATTCATCATGAACGTCAAGAACTTTCAGCACATCTAGACGACGCTTGGCAACTTCCTGATGGATAATTACAGCAGCAGTCTTCATGATACGGCTTTCGTCCCCTTGAAGGAGATACCCTAGCCTTGTGTGGGGATGTTCGACAAGGAGAGGTGTCCCGTCGCAAAGTCTAATGCGCCCAGTTCTTTCCACCTGTCGTTCAAGGTCGTCAAGTAACTCTGACAGTCCCGGAAAATTACTTGTGAATCGTTGCTTAACGTCTCGGCCAGCTTTCGTCGTTCCTCCAATGATAGACCCAACTTTTGCGTCTCCTGCTCCCAGAAGGAAAGCATAGATAAAAGTTTTTGCGAGAGACCGTGTTGCAAATCCACCAATTTCTTGGTTGTACGAGTGTGGATCTCCGTTGAGTACTGCATCAATAAAGTCCTTGTTATTTAGATAATGAGCCAATACACGAAGCTGAATCCCCTTGGCGTCTACACCAGCCAACTTACGCTTTGTTGCGTCCCTCGTTGTCCAAAGGTTACGAGCTTCAAACGTATATACCCCGTCCATCTTATACAGAGGATGTCCATCTTTATCAGTACGGACAGCAGGGATATTAGCTGTATTCGGATCTGAATGACGGAATCTGAGAGTATTAGCAAGCCACAATGAACCATGAATACACCCTGTGGACGGGTTGTACGCTTCAATCCATGTGTTAATCATGTTAGCCCGTGCATTGATTTCAATCCACGAAGCAATAAGCCTAGGACCTTCTAGACCAGACTCGACAACAAACCTCTCAAGAGTTGGGACGAGTTTGCCCTTTACAGTAGGTTTAGGTTGTCCTGTAGGGGTTCGTTCATCAGGTCCGGGTTTCCATCCAAGTTCAAGCAGCTTTTCAACTCGTTGGTTTGGAGAACCAATGTTGAAAGGAACTCTTCCAAATACTGAATACGATCCATCGTCGTTGATGAGGACACTCTCATACTGTTGACGATGCCGCTGCAAGAGTTGAGACTCGCTGCCATCCTTTCGGTAAGGTCGTTGATATGTGCCGAGTTCTTGAAGAACTGGTGGCCAGACTTCGTGGACTCGCTCCTGTATTCCTTGTTCAATCTGTCGTAGTTCTGCATATAGTACATGTGCCCCTTCAATGTCGAAATGAACGCCGTTTAGCTTCTGTCGTTGGATAAGAGCCCATGCCTGATGCTCTAGCTTACAACCAGCTTCAGAGAAGCCTACAGACAGCATACGATTGGAAAGGGCCTTGAAAATCCTTCCACAAAGTCTTGCGTCCTGCATACAGTAAACCAACATTTCGTCTGTCAGCTTACTGTAGTCGTTGAAGTCAATCTTGTGGAAGTTAAGCCTGTTGCCCCATTCTTCCAATGAATGTCCACCTCGAAGGGACGGACTGTAGTACATAGACAGAAGCATTGTGTCTACTACATTACGTGTAGACAGATTAGTGCCGACAAGTCTGTTAAGAGTAGGGGCGTCGTAGCCTAGTCCATTATGAAATACAAAGAAGTCATTAGGACGTTCAGCAAAGAATGCCCTTATGTCGGCATAATTGGTAAAGGTCAGTTCCTCACCCGTACCAAGGTTCTGTACACAAAGACACCAGACTACGGTACTAGGAAGATTGTCCCCTTCAATGTCACATGCCCAGTACCTGTCAAAATTAACTGGTAGATACAATAATTAAACCTTAATGCGCTTCACAATCTGAAATTGCCCTTTAATTTGAAGATCACCTATAGCACAAGTACCCCAACGATCACCACACTCTCCAACCCAAATATCCGACCCACCTACTTTCTTCCATGCTGCACAAGCCCTGTTAAATTCCCTTAGAGATGAGATAACATTCTCCTTCAGGACTTGAGGTTCTGGCTTAGGTTGAAAAAGGACATTACCCATTCACAAATATTCATAAAACTCTAACCTCTTTAGAATGGAATAGCGGTATCGTTCAGAGTACCGCCTTGTTCAAAGATAGTTACTTCATCATCGGTAAGTTCAGTCAGTCGAGCAGTATCAGGATTGTACCAGAGGTAACAAGCAGGTCCAGTAAACCCACAGAACCTGTTCTTTTCGACAGTGATCTTTGTAATATTCCGTCGCCATTCGTCTCGTTCTGTCTTGTTGCGTTCAGCACGAAGAACAATGTTCGACAACTGTTCTACACCTGCCGTACCTCGGATCTGTCCTTGACGATTGGTATGGATAACTGCAATAACTGCAATGTCCAACTCCATTGTCAACGTCTTCAGCTTGGTTGTGATTTCATCAAGCTGCTTACGTTCGTCCCCTGACTGGTCAGACACGACGATAGACAGGTGATCTAGTACAATGTATCTACAGCCAAGGGCAACCATGTGACGAACCTTATCAAGGATCGCGTCAACAGAGTTAGACCCGAAGTGATCGTAGATAACAACACGATTGTTATTCAACAGTTCATTGTACGCGTCCTTCATCTGGTCGATGTTGCGTTCTGTCGTAGGTAGATGATACGGAACAGAATTGTGAATAGACAGAAGACCTAGAGCCGTGTCTCCATTAGGCTCTTCTAGGTGGAGGAAGCCAACGCCGTACCCTTTCTCTACAACAGTTTCATCTGTCAACAACTTGTGTTCGATATGCTTGAGTAACGATGTCTTGCCTACACCTGTATCGGCAGTAAGAACAACAAGCTCAGATAGACGTACTCCAAATGTCTTTTTGTTCAAGCCATCGAAGGGGTACTGACAAGTAAAAGATTCCTTTCGATTCTCAATCTCGTCCCACAGTTCAGAACCAAGCCTGAGGCCGTCTGGCTTGTATACAGGGGCCTGCCACCATTCCTTGACGAATAGTTCAGACTCTTTGGCACGAAGGTAATCTGACGCGTCCTTGTGCTTGCGAGGCACCATGACCTTTACCTTGCCAAGTGGAAAACCCACAGAGGCGCAAGCTTTGGCCGCTTTCTGTCCAGCTTCATCATTGTCAAAACAAATGACGATTGTTTCAAAGCTGTTGAGGTACTCGAAGTCTCGTCGAATGTCTCGTTCAGCAGTACTGGCAGAATGAACAGATACGGCAGGGAACCTATTACCTGTCATTTGGAACACTGCCATGGCATCATCCTGTCCCTCTACGACAGTGATAGCCTTAGCAGAACCGGGAGGGAAAGCAATCTTACCGAAGAGGGAACAGTTGTCTACAGAACCCTCGTGGTTGAAAACTTTCCCCGGCTTTCGAACCTTGTTACCGATATGGTTGCCGTCCATATCAAAGATAGGATACCTCACGACTCCGTCATTTTCGACAGAGACCTTGTATCGTTCGATAGTTGACTGAAGCAATGACCGTTCTGTGTACGGTCTAAAGACTTTTGTAATTGGTTGAAACGTCACTTTAGTATTTGTATTCCTGTTTAGGTTCGAGCTGTGGGTTATATTGGAATGGATAGTACCCATTCCCCCAATTGCTGAATTCGGCGAATGGGAGGTAGGGGTATGTCCCCGTAGACCGCAGCTGTGGCATTTTCCGTACCCATTTCCGAAGTCTGTGTAGGCATCGGAGGATTTACCGCAGGGGCATGGTTGATGTGTTTTAATCGCTTGGTACTCGGCAGTCTACTATTGAACGCATATGTACGGTTGGTGTCCTTATCGAGAGACCAGTTAGAAAGACCTTCTAGGAAGTCTGGGTGAAAGATAAATCCATCGACAGGGCTATAAGCGCATTTGACAAGGTTGTAATCAAAACTGTCTAGAAACTCTAGAACCTCTTTTTTAGTACCAGATTCAGGGACATCAGGACGTAGGATGATTTGTGTCTTATATGGGAACCAAGAGGTAAAGACTTGGTACGGTTGAGAATCTTCTCGGTCTAGAGCATAAGAAGACTCACCATCAGTTGACCAACTTCCCCGGACAGAGAAGAAGAGGGACGACAAAGGACTATAATCAGGTAGGAAGATGTCCACATCATTACAATGTAGGCCAATAACGATGTCTCTGATACAACCACCTGCAATGATGGGGGCAGGGGCATCTACATCAGCATTTGTCTTAAGTACAGTTTCTAGTAGACCTACAGTTCTCTGTAGAAGTTCGAGACTGAACTTAGACCTATCTTTATTTGTACTGTAAGTATCAATTAGTTTATCAATAGGCATATCTTTATTGCCCCTATATAGATATAGTCTTTCTAACCACTACTCTATAAGATATTATATCACATTCTACAGATTTGTCAAGTAAAAAATGACAACTGTTTGTAATCGTTGAATTCTTCGTCGATAGGCTCGTGTTCGTCTTCAGGAGCGTCAGAAATCTCTTCTTCGTCCCCCTCTTCCCCGAAAACTTCTCCGATAATCTCCAAACATTCTGAACATGGATCGAATCCTTGGTACAACGGATTGTACTGGATTTCAAGTTCTGTCAGTTGCTTATCGCAAATATAGCATTTCACTAGTCAATAACTTTCTTACAAATAGGGCACCAGTAACCGTCGTGGACAGATCCTAGAATGGAATCATCGTAGTACAGGGGCTCAAGGTTGGTGTGGATACAAGGCTCGGAAGTACTGTACGTAATCTTCAACCGTCGTTCCCGAAATTCCCGGTGCCGAGTTGACTTCCAAGACGTACGCCTGTTGGCGCCGTTCATTCCAAATGACATCTACTGCTCCGAAATCAAGACTGGTCCTGGCGAAACACTCGAAGGCTGCTCGAATAACCCCTTCAGGAGGATCAACATTTTCTCGAGCATAGATGAAACCATTAGCAAGATTACGTACCTGCCAATTAGGATTCTCGTGATCTGTCCGACGCCTCTTCTGCTGCACAGAGATGACAGTCATGTAGTCATCGGACTCAGGAAGGTTTCCTACGTGAATACGGTACTCATCTGTCTTACGAATGTACTTTGTGTACAGAGCCGCTGGGACGAGTTCTGAGGGGTTATTGGCGATAACGATACCTTCACCGCTGTGACCTGCCAAAACCGTCCTACAGACCACCGGAAAGGCTTCTACAGGGATGTCTAGACTATCTGTCCAGAACTCTGGCAACCAGTCTGGTCGTCCCCCTTCTGACATGTTGGTAAAGAACCGAAGCTTGTTAGATACTTCTCGAATGCCAGTGCCGTTGACAGCATGTACCAGATGAGGATTAGTCCTGTCGGTACAGCCCCAGTTGATGACAACATCTCGATCTGGTCGATAACGATAACGACTGTTAGTCAGTCGAAGGACGCGACCATTAAGAGCTTCTGCAAGAGTCTTAGCAGAACTAGAACCCTGACGATACGGGAGGATTTTAAACATTATGAGGACGTCCTTGCGTTAAGGATTGCTTCGGAAAGTCTGGCCGTCTCTTCAGCGAGAGCTGTCTCTAGGGGAGTTCGGATACGGACACGCGGAGTACGTACCGGATTAACCGACTCTCGACTAAAAGGATTCTTGATGTACCTCTTCTCGATCTGATCTCGCATGTCCAGCCAAGGGACAAAGAACGAAAGCTGTTGGTAGTTGCGATAGTTATCGAGACAGATACTGTCAAAACGAGGTCCACAGGCGTCAAGGAGACGATCTACGATGCGTAAGCTATGTGCGTCCCCGATAGACCGCAGAAGCCCTGTAGGACCCATCTCAGACGTAGAGAAGCCTACTTCGTCAGGATACATTGTCATAGCTGTGTCACGCAGCGCCAGCAGGAATTCTGCCCAGTCTACTACGTCATCAGCATTCGATGCCCCTGCCATACAACGGAACTCAAAGGATCCAAAGTTGGAAAAAGCAGCGAGATTGAGGGCGGAGTACCTAACGTCATCGGTCCAGAAGAATGAACCAGATTCAAGAGCATTCTGCCATTGATCTACAAGCCAGCCAGATGTGTCAGACGACGACAAACAGAACTGATTAGCTTTACGCTGCAACCCACACCACTCGATTGCAGCAGCTTCAAACAAGCCCCAGAGACAGATGAAAGCTGTTGCTTGATGGGGCTTCATTCCCTGTACATTAATATGCACGTGAGTAGAAGTACGATTAGAGTGACGAATATTGGAACCAGCTTTCTGAAGAGTGTCAAAGAGATGGTCAAGAAGGGGCTTGAGTTCTGTCTTGTTACAGGGTTCCGTCAGGACGTACTCAATTCCCCCTCGAAGAGAACCATCATTATGAGTAACCCATGTAGCTCCCGTTTCAGATCCCACATAACTCTGTAGGCGAGATCCAGAATACAAAGAAGCCCCTTCAATCTCAAGCTCAAGACCAACGTCTCCCTTTACCGTTCGTTCCTTTAGGGGATGGTTAAGACGGAGATTGGGAAGGAAAACAGGTTCTTTGTCAAGTTCGCTAAGAATTGCCATACGTATTAATACCCATTAAGATTCTACAAATACAGTCGGATTCCCAAGAGTTTCTTGCAGGTCTTCTTGCCAGAACTTCGTAAGACTTGTCAGATGAATTGTATTGCGATCTGTAACGACGCCAATAGGACGAGACATTCGATACAGGCGCTTAAGCCCATCGTCCTGACAACAGATGGCATACTTGGAAGTTATGGCAAGAGGTTGATTACGATTGGAATACTCGTAAGCCTCTGAAAGATCAGGATAATTCCCTGTTGCCATTGCGTCAAAGTACTTGCCGTAATTAGCGAGAAGTCGATCGAAGTTATATTCAGATCGAATAAATCCACGAGTCTTGTGATACTCGAGAATCTCTGTATTGCTTCGACTAAGGCCGTGAACTTGGTTGCGAACAGGCATTCGACGGAGAAGGACGAGAGACCCCGGAAGATTCATAAAACCAAGACGAGGGACATCTCGGAAATTGTTGAAATCTTCCGAGTCAAGACTGACAAGAAGACTGGAACTATCCACAACCTTAGTTACAGCTAGAGTCCTGCTGTCAATTGCAGAGGGGAAACGAACAGGATGTCCTGCATAATTAACAACACAACCTGCCAAACGTTGATTAGCTTGTGCAAGATTTTCCCAAAACATAATTAAGCTGCCATTTTAGCTGCATTACGTGCATTGATGCGGCGCTGATACCGGACGAAATTCTCCATCTCGGGAACAAAAGACCGGCGACTGAAGAATTCACAAGCTTCTTCGTAAGATCCTTCATTGATCGTCTTGACAAGTTGTTCCTTTGTACCACGATTACCTAGCCATGCGGCAACAACCTTGTCCGCAGTGCCATAGTACTGCAACTGATCGATAGACATCTGTACCGCTTTGTACACTGCAGTTCGACCAGAACTGCTGAAAGTCCAGATATTTGACGGAGTACGGTACTCAACACCATAGGGCTTGGGGCGGAACGCACCTGCCTTACCGTACATCTGACGGCGCCGGGTATCAGGATCAGCAGCAGCAAGGGGAAGACCGATGAAAAGGTCCATTACCTTGACAATTTCTGCACACATTTCAATATATTCAGGATCTTCGACAGGCTGGTCCGAAGCCCAACCAAGATGGATATGCCCACCTGCTGCACGAAAATCAAGGGAAGCATCAGGACTGGGATTGATCTGAAGAGTGTATGCATTCCAATCAGGATCGCAACCAAGCTTCTTGGCGTCTTCAGGAAGAGCGTCCATCTGTTCATTGGTGAACGATGCCGATGAACCCTTGAACAAATTAGCCGATCGACCGATGGCCTTCTTAGCTGCACGAGTAAGATCAGCCATAGAATTGGCAACAGCTTGATCAAAAGCTGTAGAGGAGTTGGACGACAGAGGAACAGGTTTGGTGTTCATTTCCAAGGCAAGGCCGTCAACCTGAATAGCACCGTTGTCAGTCTCGTGAGGCTTGTCCTTGGTTCCGGGAATAGTCCCATAAGCAGGGACAATAGTGTCTCCATTACGGAGGAAATATTCCGGGTCGCAGCCAAGGCTGAACGAGGCAAAGCTAGTCATATTATCAAACTCCTGTGTTTATGCTACTTCTTTGGAACAACATTTACCAATAACGGTATTAGGTGTAACGAATTCTGCTGCGTCTAGAGGCCCCATAGGGCTGCGACACCATCCGCAAATAGACTTAGTATTGTTTTTGAACTGTTCTTCCGTGTACTCGATGCCCGACTTGCAATCGGTGATGTACTGGGTTCCTGCGATTGAGCGAAAGTCCACCAGCTTAGACAGCTGCTGATTCGATACCCTCCTTTCCGGCTTCTGCTTTGAGCCGTCGGAGGACACGTTTTTGTCGGTTGACTGACAAAGACTTAAAGTGGACCGGGCTTGGAAATTCCCTTTCGAAGAGCCATTCGTCGAAGTATTCGAGCCCGTCAAGGTAGCCGAGGGTAGTTGTAAAATATTCGTAGCAATCGGCGTAGATGTCTCCGTACTGTCCTTCTCGGGAGTCATGTTTAGATGAGTTACGGGACCCTGAAAAGGGCGAGCGATATTACTGCCCCCGTTATTACCCTTCCAATGCTCCTTCCATTTACCCCCAGAATTTCCATGGCGGGGCGTCGTAAAATTTGCGTAGCTCTTAGCCCCCTCGATGGTCTTAGGAGGTTTAGCCGTAAAAATGGCCCCCGACTTAGCTACTTCAAACGACCACAACTCGTTGTCTGCCAGAGCCTGAACAGTGCCGCCATTCTCAAGCTTGTAGAGCTTTTTCTTACGGCTTACAACATTAAGCATCCATGCTTCAGATGCCCAATACATTACCTGTCGATCTTCAGACCAAGCAAAGAAGAGAGGACGTTCGTCGTTCTTGAGGAAGTTAAGAGTATTGTTGGAAGCGTTCCAATAGACAAGAGCCCAAGCACCAGAGACACTTGAAATAGCCTCTTCAACCCCGACTTCCCAAATGTGGCTGTAAAGCCAATCAGAGTCTACCTGAAAGCCTGTGGTGTTCTTACCAGTACGCCACGATTGCAACGTACCGTTATGGACACCAGTAATAGCCCCGTGCTGGAACGGATGGGCATTGCGATGAGTATTATCCCCCATCGTCTTGGCTCGGCAGTGCCCGACAAGGACCTTGGCGTTGTACCGATCAACTTCCTTGTCAAACGACTTCAAGTCGAAGAGTCGGTCAGGAGTGCCTACTGTCTTGGCCATTCCGACAGAGTTATCAACACCGACAGAGAAAGCGCCTGTAGCGTCCTTACCTCGAAGCTGGCAGATGATTAGAAGTTCTTTGAAAATATCTCGATCAACATGCTGGATGTTCCCAGCAATCCCACAAATTCCGCACAATATCTTTCTCCAATACCACACATAACACTTGACATTCTCCTATATTTGTGGTATAATTAATAAAAGGAGAATTGAAATGGTTTCAAAATATTCAAAACTTACCGAAGAACAAAAAGAGAAGAGGCGCGAAGCTCATCGTAAATGGGCGGCTAAAGTTTCCCGAAAATCTTATTATAAAGCTTATGATGAAGCTCGAAGTAATAAGGCTGAACGAGCGGAAAAATTCCGAGAGTTTCGTCACAAAAATCCAGAGTATTGGCGAAAATACTCTAACGAAGCTTACCATAGAAATAAGAATAATGAAAGACCCTCTACAACGAAGGAATATCGTCTTTGGTGGAATGCTCGTAAAAGAGCGACGGCCAAGGGGTTAGAGTTTTCTTTGGAAAGAAGTGATGTGATTATTCCTGATATTTGCCCTTGCTGTGAAACAGCTATGGAAAGACCTAGCATGGACAGGCTTATTCCAGATAAGGGATATACGAAGGAAAACTCTCTCGTCATTTGCTATAGGTGTAACGTTATAAAATCTTTTGGATCAGCAGAAGACCATAGGATGATTGCTGATTTTATAGATAAATACACTACCTAACTAAGGGGCCGTTAAGCCCCTCTTTTCTTGCCCGACAATGCCACACATCCTTGTTTTTCCCTCTGTTATTTAGGCGACGTCAGCCACGTAATTGTTAACTGCTTCCCAGTCAGACATAACTGAGTACAGCTTGCGGAGAGACCACGACTGATACTCGGCAGACCCGACTTCTGGATGGCCCTGAACAAAGAAGCATCCCGTGTCCTTGTAGTACCCTGCTTCGATTTCGATACGACGATCAAGCTTACCAATAGTGGTAGTAGTCAGACCGTCTTCAAAGAGATGCGACACCTGATTAGTAGCAACAGCGACGACTTGGAGATTGTCGTTAGGCTTGAGCATCTGATGATGGATAGACGTAGCAAGGACAGTAACGTTGTCCTCGATGTCAGTAATCAGATGCGACGATCCATGGCCTTGTACGTTCTGCCACAGCTTGCCCCCATTGAAACAGTGGAGCACCTGCATTCCGCGGCAGATGCCGTACATAAACTTGCCGTGTTCAACACAGTGGTCGTACACACGACGTTCGTACGCATCTCGATCATCAGACCAGTACGTAGTACGATGTGGTACTTCTCCGTACAACTCAGGATTGATGTCAGCACCACCGGAGAAACAAACCACGTCTGCTTCTAGATGGGACGGAGCGGGCTGGAAACCGGCCTGTAGGAGCATGGATCGAATAGATCCGACAAAGGCCCCCGGAGTTACAAAGACCCGTCGTCCTTCGAAGTCCGGGAATTGCGTGCCAGTGTACGGCACAGGTTGGGGTTTAGTTGCATTCGGTAGCATTAGTCACCTCGTTGTAAATCTGGGTTACGTACGGAATGAGAACGTCCTCGAATTCCTTACAGTTTAGATAGCAAAGGGTGCTAAGGCCATCGGCAACACGCTTGAAAGGGTTGTCGAATGCAGCCTTAGTAGTTTTCACTCCTCGGAACTTATCAACGAGTCCCTTGAACACAGGATCAGTGTTGTACAGAGACGTTACGTACGCATGGCGAGGTTGATAACCGTTTTCTTCCCAGACGAAGACACCGCCATTAAAGTCACCGTTGACAGTACTATACTTCTGATTGTCTGCCGTCTTGTACCCCGGAGCGATGCCTTTGAAGAAGTTGGTCAGGCCCTCCACCGACAGATACGACAGGGGGCTGTGGACAGATTCAGGTCCAACCTTTGAGGTGGGGCGGGCTATGTCCTTGAAGTAAGACCAATTGGTTCCAAACACAACAGCAAAGGCAACAGGATGGGGAACCCCCTTGGACACCAGCTTGCCAAAGTATTCAGCTTTGTACGGTTTCTCGTAAAAGGACCGAGCAGTGATGTTGAGACAGTTCATGAACGGGAAGTAAATGTCCCCAGTGATGATGACGTACCCGTCTTCCAAAGCCGTGTCAGCGTTCATGATAAACGGAGCAGCATAAGACTCCGTTGTCCACCACTTGAAGAACGCCATCTGTTCCAGACGAGGTGAAACACGAGTTGCTACGTACGAAGCCCCCGGATTACCCTGCAAACGTCCATGACAGGGCTGTGCGACATAGATAGTGACAGGTCCCGTCTTAGTTACACGGCAGAAAGAAATACCTGCGGCTGGGTAGCAGAACTGAGGCTTGCGATCGTCAAAGATCTTCTTCGCCTTTGCAAGGTCCATAGACGGTGTGACAACAATGTCTGAAATCTTAACCATAATTGGTCCTTCTGTTAACGCTGCTCATAACGGAGTGCACGAGACCAACGACGACGAGCCTCTGCCTCAGTGGCAAAAGGCCCCTGATCACCGTAATTACGGGTAATTGCGTACCAGTTAGGAAGGGGGATTGTCGGTTCGGTGGGTTCAGAGTTGGGAATCAGTACGTTTTCGGGGGCGTGATTCTCATTCGTTGCGTGGCCATCAGGGACAGGCGTTGCATGATTTTCAGTCGGCGCTGCTTCTTCAACAGCCTCTCCGGGCATGTACCCAACCTGGGGAAAACGGTTGTAAGGAAAAAAATAACGTTCCCTTTCGACGCCAGCGCGATCGGTGAAATTAACAATTACCATATCATGGGCAACCTGTACAATAGTCATTTCAAGGCCGTCAAAGTGCTCATACATTGTTCGGTCAATGCCACGATTACAACGGTACGTTACAACCATACCTACACGGGCGTTGTCCGGAGTAAGAGGCTCGGGAGGACGTTGGCCTTCGTTCTGGTTTTCAGCAATCATAGGTTCCTGTTCTACAGCCTGCACCATTCGGATACACTGCCGTCCGGTGGGCCCTCCCCAAAAAATACCGGATTCGGTATGATAAGACCATTCCCTTTCAGCAGGGTCAAGATACAACTCATCCATATGGAAACCGACTCGGAACTCTGTAGGTCGAGTGGCAATTACTTGTACGTAGTGTGACGCAGATACTGTGATACGCCCCGGAGTACCGTCCATAAATTCAACGATACCAAGACCGTCTCGTTCCCTCCAATCAGCAGGGACGTTGATTACATTGCTCGTGTTCGGGGCTGCGGCGGGAGTAGCACGAGCGGCAGTGACGCGAGGGGGATTGGGTTCAATGAACTGATCCGACACGTCGGGAGGAGTCAGAGACTCGGACCGAGGTACAAAATGGTACACGTAACAGACGTTGTTGGAATTCGAGTTACGGAAAGCAGACACAATCTGGAAACCGTGGTGGGTAAGGATTGCGTGCCATCCTCCACATTCCGAAATCGATTCGTCCCATTCCTCGTCATCGTCTTCCAACTGTCCAGCAGTCAGAACAGCCTCCAACAATCGGTTAGAAGTTCCGTGCCGGTTCAAAGCACTAAGAAAATCATTGTATGTGGCATAATCAAAATCTGAGAGGTGGCTAATACCACAGCAAGAACCACCATGAATCCGGTAGCGCACAGTTAATTCCTTTCGTTAAACTCAATCCATTATCTTGTCGTCCTGTCGGCCGACTCTAGCTAATAATATATCTACTTCTTCAGTGTCAGGACGTTTTTGATCACACAGCCGATTGCGTATAGAGACACCCCAAGAGACCACGTAAAGCCAATGATGAACAGGCCTCCAACGACACCGACAACAGTGTTGATAATTTCACTGTTTTGCAATTGCATGTCAAGGACAAGCCAAAGAAATTGCGATGCCGCCAAGAAGTTGCGCGATGGCTGGGAGTATGAAGATCCAGACGTTTACGCGGCTACCAACACGTCATTTTTCATGTTCGATGAAAGGGACTGATCTTATGTACGGAAACTATTCTGCTCTGACGGATAAGGTACTGTTCGACCTCTGCGACGATATTCACAGCAGCAATGTCACCGCCGGCTGGTGGAACGACCTGAAGACCGGTGACTCGTTGCTGGAAACTCGCAACCGTCCGGAAATGCTGATGCTGTCGGTCAGCGAGTTGTCCGAGGCGTCTGCAGGCTATTCCGGCAATCTCCCGGACGACAAGCTGACCTCGCTGCCGATGTGCTCTGTTGAACTGGCTGACACGGCTATCCGTCTGTTCGACACGATCGGCGCGAATATCTCGATTTACGGGCTGTCGATCGGCGCGGACTGGGCTTCAGCACGGGCTGCGGCATTGGTGATCGGCGCACGCATGCGCCATGAAACGACCAACGGAGCCCTGATGTTGATCGTCAACTGGCTGTCGAAGGCCATGGAGGACTATCGCAAGGGTCGCACCGAAGCCTATGTCTCGGCGATGCAGGTCGCACTGCTGAGCGTGTTCGCCCTGGCCGAGCAGCGCGGCATCGATTTGCTGGATGTGATCGAGCAGAAGCTTCTGTTCAACAAGAGTCGGCCCGACCACAAGCCCGAGAACCGGCGCAAGGATGGCGGCAAGCAGTTCTGATCACTATTGACGCTGCCCACAGTTTCAACATAAGGTTGAACTCTCAACTGAATCGAAGGGACCGATTTTCATGAGCAGTTTTCTCCGGCGCATCCAGCGCAAGGTCGCCCGCAAGAACAAGACGTTCGAACCGATGCCGCAGGCCACTGTCGTCTACGATGACGGTAGCTATCACACGCTGCGGCCGACGAAGGGCTGGATCTATTTCTCGATCAAGCGTGTCCGTGCTGAACGGCTCATGGCTGCGCATTTCGAACGGGCGTCCGTGCGCGACATGAGCATCATGCGTCGCGCGAAGAAGTCTCCGAAGATCTATCACACGCCGAAGCCCGTGCCGCCGTCGACGGAAACCCGTCAGCAACGCCCCAATAAGGACGGCAGTTGCATAATGCCCCTGTTGAACGTTAACGACAAAGAGAGCTGCATTGATACACAGCAGGACGATGCCTGTGATGTACCAGAGAGTTGTGATGATCACGGATCAAAGCCCATCAATTGCGAGTTCAAGTCCGAACCAGACGATGATTGCAATAATTGCAGTGATTAGAATGGCCATTGGTTATTGGGTTCGTACAGAACGATAGCGAAGATGATGAGTGCAAGCCCAGCGATTAGAATGGTCATAAGATTTCTTTCTCAGCTTGTTTCTACACTGCCGATGTGTTCGATTTTAACACGTAAAAGTTCCTTAGTTCCTCCTGTAGGTTTATTGTTGTAATAGACCGCCCACTCTTTTCCATCAAACTTATAACCGTCTGCTTCAATTTCATGAAACAGGGAACCATACGTCATAGAGATACGATACTTTGGCATAACAGCTATCCTGTTACGTAAAGGACGGTAACGAAGATGATGATTGCAATGACAACACCGATAACAGTGTCGAAGATTTCACTATTTTGAAGCTGCATATCGTTAATCCACAAGAGCGATAAGAAAGAGGCCGACAGATACGATGATAAATGGCAACATCCTCATAAAAGACAGTTCATACGCTTCCATAGGTACGTCCATCTTTAATGCCCCTATATATAATGGATACTCACTAACGTTCGCATCTCAAGAATATTATACCATGTTTTGAAGAATTGTCAAGGATTATTTACAACGTCAACCCATGTCGATAGAACCAGACGGACCGGGCCGATAACGACGGAGGTCAAGGCTGGGGTTACGGATGAGAGTGTCACGAATGAAGTCCAGATGCTTACGCATGTCTGCTTCGTCCGTCACACCGCATTGTTGCAGGTGTTTCCTAAGGCTGAATACCTCAGGTTGCTGTTGTTGATGCTGCGTCACGGCGTAACTCCACAGTCTTCCAGAAGATCTTCCAGATAGTCCCTTAGACGATCTAGGACAAATCCGGTAAGATCTTCATCCAGAAGGACGGCACAGTGGCTCAAAGGGCCGTAATCACCGCCAGAAATACGAGGGCTCAAAAGAATACGGATGTTGTCCCGTTCTGAAGCCACTTTTGAAATTTCGGCGATTTTCTCGAGAGTGTCGAGAAGGCGTGCGGCTTGTTTGATTTGGTTAACGTCCATTAAGTTGCTCCGTGTCGCGGACCTCTCCAATGACTTCCAGCTCGGCATCCTGCGTAGCCAAGTTGTCCAGACAGGCTTCGATAGCCTGATCTATCAAGTCGTCCTCTCCGTTGTCCTCAAACTCAACAGTCAGCGTGATGCGAATGTCTGCGTATTTCTTAGTCATTCTTTCGGACCCATTTCACGGGCACGGCGATTGCAACGGACCGGCGGCGCGGGGTGCGGCTCATAGCTGGCGATGTGGCGGGCGAGGAGTGCCTGCCACCCATTTTTAGGGCCGACGATTACCTTGTAGCTCTGTGTATACCGGTTGCCCGGCGACCATCGGTCGTACGCCTCAATAAGCGCCCATTCCCGCACATGCTGCGGCAACGCGTCAAACAAAGAACATGTCCGCTTCATAATGATCGCAGCCAAGGCGCTTTGCGAACGTGCTTTTCCCAGAGCCGGGAAGGCCTCTTACGATGAACAAATGAACCATATCTAGCTAACCTTTCGTTTCCTAATACGGTCCTTGATACGACGAATCTGGTTATACACCTCTGCCCGGTCTCGGCCAAGTTGATTGTACAACAGCCCCAACGTCTCAAGTTGGGTTATTTCGTGTGGATGAGCCCCGGTCACTGGCCTTTCCAGTAGATTGACAAGGGGCCAATGTCCAACAACCAAGATCCCCTTATGAGACTGTACTTGGTAAAGCCGAGAGACCAGAATGACGGCTTAATCCACAAGATTACAGAGAATTTCTTGTTCTCCACAAGAATTTTACTAATCGACATTGTTCAGTCCCACCCTTACAAAGCCTTGTACGTGTTGTCGAAGAAAGTGTTGGACACGGACACAGTGTTACCAGTCCGAACAAGGGGGCCGACGTGATGACCGCCGTTCTTGTTGTCCCTCACAGGGGCATGGGCCCACGCGGCACGGTAAATGGTGTGGGACGGGGACCGATGGATGACGGTTGCCTTGACACGGCCATCGTTGCGGACATGGGTTGGGTTGGCAGTCGTGGTGATGTTGGTCATGGTCTTCGTGTCCTTCTAAAGGTAGCTAAAAGGCGGGGCAGTTTAACAGACATGCCTAGGTCTAAAGCGGGTTGGGTTATGCGGCTACGCCCACAGGGGTTCCGCGAAGGTCGATGACAGCTCCGTCATTGGACGTTTCCGCTGCGACGGCCGCCTTGACACGTTTGAAGTGAAGGGCCTCAAGCTGGGTGACAAGAGCTTCTGCCGACGGCACGTCCTCCGGTGCCACCACGCCGTCCTTGATCTTCTTTTTGATGGCCTTCGCCTGCCGCGTGATCATCTCGACCAACGCGTTGAAGTCGTATGTCTTGACTTCACGGACTTCAGCCGTCAGTTCCCAGAACGGCGTGGCTTCGGCACCTTCGAGGTTCCACCATTCCAGCTTTTCAGCCCGCGTTTCGAGAGCCTTGTACTTCGGGTCGAATTCGCACTTGCCGTTCTTCTCGACGACACGGACAGGCGAATAGGCCTTGAACCAGTCCGCCATCTGGATAGCCCAAGAGCCGGGCAGAGCCTGAATGAGCTTGAGAGCCCGTGTGCAGTCGCCGGTACCGACACACCCAGTCCCCACTTCTTCCGGTGCTGCATGACGAAAGATCATGAGGGCAATCTCATGGCCGAGGTTGCGCAGCTTGTCACGGTTCGTGGTGAACGTGGCAATCTTCTTGTCGATGTCTTTGTTAGTGATGTTAGCCATCATTCGCTCCTATTGTCGCTCAACTGCCCAAGAGTCACCCTTCGGTTGACACCGGTCCAGCTAAACACTGTTTTCCAATTATACGGTTGTCCACAATGGTACTGAAAAGACACAATACCTATTAGCTGTCAGTTCATTCGGTTCCCTCAGTGGCGTCGCCGGGGCTGACCTGTTACGTACCTCTTGGGTTTGCCGAACGTAAAGATACCGGCTCGCAGATTGGCCTTGCGTTGTTCAGGGGTCAGTTCAGGTTGCAGGCCAGTTTCAACGGGAACAGTCTTTGCGGGGACAAACTTGCGAACCCCGTGCCGTGTGACAACGGTGCCCAGACGCTCCCGAACATGGGTTTGAGGAGAGTGCTTTGTGTAAGTCGGATACTCCATTCAGTTATTCCTTCGCGTTGCTCAGTCTAACTTCAGTTATCCAGCTTATGCTGTCTAACTTTACTTGATGTTGATTGCAGCCTTTGCAGACTGAAAGATGACAGTGACGGACAGGCAAAGTCCTCCAACCTCTGCTAGTCGAATGATGACAGTGAGGAAAGTATGCATTGTTAGGTTTACCTCCATATTGACAACTATCTATACCGTCTGACAGCTAATAGGTATTGTGTTAGAAGGGGCTAAGCAAAGCCTAACCCCCTTAACAATTTATATTGTGGTGTGATTAGCCTGTGACTTCTTCACCCTAGAGACAATGAAGGGGTAGCGATTGTGCTACGGAGGTATGAAGGCCTCTAACCCGCGGATAGTACGTATAACCGTATCCGTCTTTTCAATGTCTTGAAGCTACTAGTCACACTTGGCTTGTCCCACCTGCCAAGAGGCTGTCAAACGCGGTTCAGGCCTTGCTATCAGCCTTGCCGCGTCCCCCGCTTAACACTGTTACAGTGTCACGTAGGACAGTCACCTAGAGGACGCTTTTTAGGACCACTGCCCACGCCCCCGTCCAGCCATTGCCGGGGTTATTGCACCACTACCTAAGGTTGCTTCGCACAAGCGGTTGACACGTATGCCATAACCGCAAGACGTCCCCTATTTTGGTAGGATACCGAAGGGTGTCACATA